GTGGCACTCACGGACACAGCGGCCAGACAGGCTAAGCCAAAGGAAAAGGCATACACCCTCCCCGACTCCCTGGGCCTTTCGCTTTACGTAGCGAACAGTGGAATCAAAAGCTGGCACTTTCGGTTCACATGGCTTGGAAAGCAGGCAAGGATTTCTTTTGGAACATACCCGGAAACGGGCCTCAAGGAAGCGCGCTCTCGTAGAGATGAGGCGCGAGAAGACATTGCGCGCGGCGTAGATCCGCGTGAATCGAGGAAGGAGAAGAAGGCGGACCTGATTGAGGCTGGCGGTCGGACATTCCGCCGCGTGTACGATGAGTGGCTGGCATTCAGGAAGGGCAGCATTTCGCCGGGCACCTACCGGATCATCAGCAACTTGATGGAGTTGGACGTGCTTCCAACATTTGGCGGGCGACAGATCGACGCCATTAGGCGCGCCGATGTGATCACCCTAATACGGCGGATCGAGAAGCGCGGCTCAGTAGTAACCGCCGTCAAGGTCAGGCAGCGCATGGGCCAGGTGTTCAGTTATGCGATCGCCATCGGTCTGATTGAATCGAATCCTACCGCTGAGATGCACGCCGTCACCGAGAAAGGCGCGCAGAACCGGCCGCATCCATTCTTGCCATTCAGCGAACTACCCAAGACCATCGCCACCATTCAACAATGCGTGTCAGGCCACCAATTGCGGTCGGCGATCATGCTGATGATTTACACCGCATCACGGCCTGGCGAGGTCAGGCACGCCGAATGGTCGGAGATCGATCTGGATGCTGCAACTTGGACAACGCCGGCGGCGAAGATGAAGGCGCGACGAGAGCATGCCGTGCCGCTGCCGACCCAGGCCGTTGAGCTGTTGAAAAGCATGCTACCCATCACTGGAGGCCTTCGCTACGTGTTCACAAACCGTAGCGATCCAACAATGCCGATTGGCACTAACTACGCCAACAACGTCATGGACCTCTGCGGCCTCACCGGCAAGCAGTCGCCCCACGGCTTCAGGCATCTATTCTCTACTGAGATGAACGGGCGCGGCTACAACCGTGACTGGATCGAGCGGCAACTCGCCCATGCTGATAGCAGCTTTATCCGAGATGTGTACAACCATGCGGCCTACCTGGAGCAGCGTCGCGAAATGATGCAGGAGTGGGCAGACCTCGTTGCGCCCGAGGCCGACCCTGCAACGTAATCTACTCTACCGTCGTCGTTTCCCAGCTGGATAGCTCCAATAAAACGGCGGCATCACCATCGTCATTCCAGATATGTGTGCCAGAATTCCAGAACACGTACTGCCACTTTGTGTTGCCTTGCATCTCGACTCTGTCTTCGCCTGTTCCAGTCCACAAGGCAACCATCATTCCAGCGGTGACATCATAGGGAGGCAACCATTTAATATGCCTATGTTCGTTGGAGATACCTCCACCTTCACCGAAGGTTGTGTCCATGATCATGTATCGAGATAAGTTGCAATTTTGTAAAACTCTCAGAGATACGTGCTCTTCACTGAGTTTTCCACGGTTATTGATGCTATCTACTTTCAGCTTCATCACGCGCTCCACCTAAAGATCTGAGCGTGTGACTGTAGAGCACGGAATACCAATATGCCATCACGTGGAGCCTGATGCAGCTCGTCGGCTCAAATCGCACCACGCCTAAACCTCGATTACTGTACGCACATACAGTATTTGAGATTCACGCTATGAACGTTGAAATGGACACCGATGATTGGCTCGGTTGCCCCACTCCACTTGAGATGTACCAGCACCAATGCTCAATTCTCGTAGATGAGCTGGTGGAGACCGAGCGCATGCTGCGTCGAGCGCGGGCGAATATCGCCGGCCTGGTGCAGATGAATGATCTGCTGATGACGGGAAAGGCCGAGACAGAAGCAAAGCTCGCTGCGGCTGAGGAAAAGATCAGCACGCTGGAACAGCAGTACTCGTTCGCCTCAGTGCAAAGCGTGAAAATCATCACCGGGCAGCGCGACCATCTTCTCAGGGAGAACCAGCGCCTGCTGCTCGAGCTTAGCGTTTACAAGCAGCCATTAGCCTAACTCGTCGGCATAGGCTGCAACTGCTTCCTCAGTTAGCTCACGCCACTCACCTTCGTTGATCGGCCCCTGTTGCTTGAGGTCGTCAGCCAGGGCCAGTCGCGTTTCGTAGCGCTCCTCCGGTGTGGCCGATATGAAGGTTGGATCGTTACGCAGCGCAAACCACGCCTCCATTGCGTTCACCTGATCGATGTTTATCGCCATGACGAATACCTCGGGCCAGTGTCTACAGTGTAGAGATTGGCCGGGGACCGGCTGTTCATCGGCGCCGACGAGCGGAGATGCTTATGTGCGGGAGACTTTCGCAGTACCGGGGAATCCACGACTTCGTTGCAGCGCTGAGCATGCCCAATGCTCTGGCGAACTCAGTAGGCGATCAGCCGATTGAGCGGTACAACGTCGCACCGACGACCGAGGTTGCGCTGCTGCACCTGCAGGGCGACTTGCTCCACGCCGATCCAGTTCGTTGGGGATGGCGGCCGCACTGGGCGAAAGACCGCGCCGCACCGATCAATGCCCGCGTGGAGAAGGTAGCCCACGGCCCGTTCTTCCGCGCGATCTGGCCTCACCGGGCGATCACGCCAATCGACAACTGGTTTGAGTGGGTGGATGAAGGCGGGCCAAAGAAGCAGCCCTACCTCATCCGTCGGCGGGATGGTGCACCGATACTCTGCGCTGCGATAGGCCAGCTACCGGACGCTGATGAAGGCCCTGGCGAGCATGACGGCTTCGTCATCATCACTGCCGACAGCGCCGGGGGAATGGTGGACATTCACGACCGGCGGCCTGTAGTGCTGACGCCAGACCTGGCCCGGGAATGGCTAGACCCAGCCACGCCCAAGGAGCGCGCCGAGCGGATGGTGCTGCACCAGGGCGAGCCTTCCGAGATGTTCGAGTGGTTCAAGGTCGGCACAGCTGTAGGCAACGTCCGAAACAAGGGCCCTGAGCTAATTGAGCCAGCTGAACGCTGATCCCCGAATTGGTGAATTTGCGTAATAAACTGCCAAAACCATCTCATAAAAAAATTACTCCCGAACAAAAAAACAGACTAGAGTGAAATGTGTCAACTAACCTTCGGCCTCACCAACAGAGAGCGACAATTATATGGGCGAAGCAAAATTCAGAAAGCAAAATGATGTCCACTTCGGAAAGTTACCGAACAGCATTAAAAAGCGAGGACTCATAATAAGCAACCCAATGACAATTAGCGGCACGAGCGTGTCCGGAGGCTCAAGTCTCGACCCACAAGACTTGAGATTTTCTTTATTTTTTTGGGATAGACTAGTTTGGCCAGAAGCAGGAGGAATTCATTTCGGCGGCTCAAAAGATGAAGCTTTTTTAGAGTCTTCAGGCATATTAGAAAGACCAAGCTATCATTACAACGGCGACGTTTCAAAAACAATCTTAATGGGCTACTTACAAGCATTACAAGATTACAATAAAAAAGAGCCCGGCGTATGGGCGCTAGGTAGCGGAACGAACTCTATAAGACACGACAAACATCAAGTTATAAATGATGCAGGCACCTTATTAACCTTGCAGAGCTGTATTCCAATCCCTACTGAGGCTGTACCTCTCGAGGAAATATTACAGTTCAGGCACAAGCGACGCGACGAGCTGATCAGTTTTCGGGCCCACTTAGAATTACTTGTTAATGAAATTGGACAATCATCCGATAGCGAGGCGGCGCTAATACAAGCAACCAATGATATTGACAAAGCATGTGCAGATCTTGCGCAAACTGCGAAAGAGTGGCAAATGCCGCTGACTCTCATAAATTTCAAGTCATCTTTCAACTTCAATATATCCAAGGCTATGACTTCGGCAACCGGAGCTTGGATTGTAAGCCAAAAGCTTAATCTCCCAATCACTGCATCGGTCCTAGCTTCAGCCGTTGCCGGCGCTGCCAGCCAAATAAATGTATCGAGCGATATAAAACTAAGACAATTCAAGAAAGACAGTTCTCCATTCAAGTATGCTTATAGCATTGAACAGAATTTCAATACCCGCTAATCATCTCATTTTTAATACTGCGCTGACATATGACTGGCACGCGCGCAAGGCAGTCAGGGCGTTATCGCCGTCGTCGGTGATGGAGATAATTCTTTGAGCATGCGCTGCGTCAAGTTGGGCTCGACGGGCTGCATGAACCACGCCGACGGCGCCGGGGGTGGTGGGCACGTTGCAGATACTGGCTGGATCCTCGGCAAGGAGGACTGACAGCCGGACATCAGCAGTAGCAAGCTGGTCACGCAGGCGAGCCTGGTTGCGCTGGGCATCGGATAATTCCTTGGTGTGTTGTTGGTCCTGGAGCGCGAGCTGTTCCTCGGTGGCCAGGCGCTTGTCCTGTTCGGCCGCCTGCTGACGCCAGGCCTCGCCAGTGATTGCATCCAGTTCCGTCTGGTGGCGGGCGCCCTGTTCCGCAATACGCTCAGCCATCTTCTTGCCAAGACGCCAGTCCTGAACCTGCCATGCCCCGCCAAAGCCGATGCCCAGCGCCAGCAGGATTGCCAGCCCCAGGCCGATCAGCTTTTGCATCGGCGTCATCACGGCACATCCTTGAAGAAGACATGGTGACCAAGGCGCAGCGCCTGCGTGGCCTTCGCCGCCCAGGCCGGGGCCTTGGGCATCGTGGTTGCGTAGTAGTGCGTGGCGCCGCCGGTTGGATCCGGCACCACGCCCGCCATCACCTGATCAGCCGCACGCTGGGCTTGGGCGAACTGCGCGGCCGGGATAGGCTTGGCACCGCTCAGGTAGGCGTAGTTCGGGTCGTTCTGGTTCCAGCAGCTGAACTGCCAGGGTTTCAGGCAAACGCCGGCGTAACCCTCCCCCCACCAGGACTTGGCCTTTCCATCGAATACGCGGTTGCGGATGGTCCAGGCCACGGCTATCTGGCCTGCCAGTCCTTCGCCGCGAGCTTCCCCCCACAGCGTGCGCGCCAGGATGTCCCGGTCTTTCTCGGTTGCATTCATGCTTTTCTCCAGGCAATAAAAAACCCGCTCAAGGCGGGTGGCGGTGTACTGGTGGCTTTAGGCGTCTAAAGCGGAAGCGCTCACCGGTAAAGGGAAACGCGCCTTGATCGCGGCCACTGAGGCAAGCCAAGCGGTGTAGTCAGGCTCCAGTCCATGGCTCAAGGCGTCGTAGTCGGCCTCAAGTCTGAGCGGGTCGGACTCGGACAGGTAGGCAGCGCGACGCGAAGTCAGAACAGACTCAAGGGCGGCACGCTCTTCATCCGCATGGCGCTGCTCGGCGGTGACCATCTTGCTGAAATCGATATTGCTCATTGGGGAAGACTCACATTGCCGTCAGGCGGGTTGACGATATCGGCGGGGTAATTCGCTGCGGGAGAGGCGTCATCGCCGCACGGCAACAGCAGGGTGAGCGTCAACTCACCGTCGATACGCGTGATGTCACCCACAACAAAATCACAGTCCACAGCTGAACTCGGTAGCACTGCACCTTCAGGCACTCCGCGGAAGTCGAAGCGCTCACCATTGATAGTCAGCACATCGCTGCGCTTGGAAACGATCAGTTCGTCATCTCGCCGCTGTGGCGACAATTTAATAATCATGATTTCCATCTCCCGATAGCGCTAAATCGAAACTCATAGGAATAGGCAGTGTTATTGCCCAAAGCGGTGAAGCTTGGGAACGACGCAGACGCCGAGACCCCCGTGTTGATGAATGACCCCGACAGTCCATAGAACTGTTTTGATGCGTAAATCTGCGCACCCTGCCCTGCGGTGTAGAACACCAGCGCAGTTGAGACCAGCGGGGAGCCTACGAAGGCATGAGCCGGGGTGATAGAAGGACTGATCGATGCGCCAGGCGCGATGGTGGCTGTTACCAAAATCGTGTTAGTGCAGATCAAGGTGCCATCAGCGAATTTGGTGTAACTGCCATTCGCGTTGGTTCCCGACTCCAGGATCGCGCCGCTGGCGACGACGCCAACAACGTCAGCCAATGCACCGGTTTTCAACTGCAGCGCAGCCCGAGCCCCCACAATTGTCGAGGCACCGGTACCGCCGTTGGCGACTGGCGCAATAGCGGCGCTCGACAGAGGGCCAAGCCCTGCCAGGGTGGAGCCCCATTGTTGAACCATCAGGTTCACTGCATCAGCCAGCGCCTTGGGATAGCCGTTGACCGGTACAACACCGTACGCAGCGCCGGTCGCTGTCGCCCCTCGATAGGCTGGCGAGATCGAAATGGCCGTGTCACTCGACGGGTTGATCACCTGATAAATCCCATTATCAGGGCCGGCAAACATGTCCCCAGAACGAGCATTAGAAAACTTTGTCCCTGTCCCAGTTACGACGGTGCTCCCGTTAGTAACTGCGACTGTTCCTTCCGTGTACCAAGAAGCCATAAGTCTCTCCAGGCAAAAAAATACCCGCACTCGGCGGGCTCTTTAAGCTGATTGTTTAATTAAACGGAAATGGCAGGTTTGCCGTTTCGATGACCAAAGCAGTGGGCAGCCGATCCGTCGGCACTTGCGAAAAGCTTGGTGGCATTGGAGTACCCGTCACCACAACTGGGTAATCTTCGGGGGTCCCTCCTGCCGGCCCGAACATAAACTGAATACCACCAACAGTCCCGCCACATCCTTCGCTTCCACCGTAACGGTATGTATTCTTCGTCTCATTGACACCATAAAGCCAGATTTGACAGCCTCGGCTCCAGGGCAGATAGGCCGCATACTCGACACCGGCCTTTATGTTTATCGTAACCTTGGCGGTGAATATATTTGACTGGTAACTGGGTGGCGTCTGGCGTTGCTCTACAGTTAGAACAGCATTTGCGTAGGGTCTGCTTCCTGACGGTATTGGGTATAGCGTTTCTTGCGTTCCAGTAGGCGCGGGGGCTTGGATGGCAGCAATCACATTCAATGCCAATTGCAGAGAATTAAATGTCATTGAGCCATCAGCTTGCCGTGTTTTTAGATATGGTGATCCAGCGAGTGCATCTTTCATTAAATCAAAACAATAGAACTTAGTGCTTATGCTTGCATTGGTGTAGAGAAATGTCATCGAGTCGCCAGAGATCTTTGTTCCCTGCAAACAACCGCTCCCAGTGAGAAATACAATTGGAGAGGTAGCCCCGACGACAGTAAACCCATAAATCACGTCGGACAAAGCCACATTAGGGCTGACACCCGACCCTGTCCAATTACCGCCCCAATTAGGATCAACGTTGCCACCTTTGAAATTCCGCCGCCACCATGTCTCGATGACGCGAAGGTTTCCGCTTTTAACTAAACCATATGTTATTTTTCCTGTATCAAATAAAAGGCTGCCGTCCTGTTTTTTTACTACGAGATTAGCCATCAATAGTACCCGTAATAAATAATGCAGTTGGCAGAAAAATTACCCCAGCCATTGGTGTTATAACGATAGGCCCAGGAAAGGACGCCGTTGGCGATGACTGCCGCAGGGAGCTTTCCTTTCTCCAATTGCAGATCCTGAAGTGGGACAACGACTGCAAATTGAGTCTTACCTGCTGGTGGCGGTGGGATAGTTATTGAACCGTTTGCGGAGTTGGTGATCACTGATCCCTGGGTCTGGCTAATATTCATGGTCATATCGACCTTAACCAGACCTGTATCGCGATCTCGAATAACTAATCCGACCATATTAAAGGCTCAGGTCAATACCAACCACACCGTTGGCGTAAATGAATTTAAGGAATGTATTGGTTAACCTCATAGTTCCAAGGCCGGCAATATTTCCGTTCATCTCAAACGTTCCGTCAAAGGAAAGCCTCCACCCAGAGACTCCAGCCACGTAGTTATTTGACTGTATGTAATTACCAATCATGGCGTTAGTGATCATACCAGTCTGGATAACTGCCGAACTGATGAAGACCTGCCCACCAGAAACTACAAATGGGAAAGTTTCTGCGCCGCTGACCTCGTCAATGATGGCGAATCGCTGAGCAAACGCCAGAATTTCAGAAGTCACACCATCGCTGCCCAGCGCGAGCCCGGCCATAACTTTTTTGCCGTCCACATTGGTCTGCGCCTTGATAGTGGTTTGTGCTGACACCTTGCCGTCAAGGCCCGCAACGACCTGGCTCACCTGCTGAACCGAGGCGTTTGTCTGTCCAAGGCTGGCTTGGACGGTATCAGTCCGCTTCGCCTGCACATCTATCGCGGTGGCTCTAACCTTTTCCTCCTGCTGGATAAGCCCTTTCGCGTCATCAACCCCAGCCTGCAAGGTCGTCAACCGCTCAGCAGTTGCCAGTTCGCGAGATGCTTCAACGCGCATTTGTTGGGCGATACTTGCGGTGGACTCATACGCCTTCAACGCCCCAGCCAGCTCGCCAGCACCGTCATCACCACGCACAGAAGCTCGCAGCGATTCGTTACTGGACGCCTGAGCCGTAACTCGTCCATCCAAGTTGGTGACCTTGGTATCGAGCCCAGTGATTGCCTCGGCCTGGCCTGCAATCGCACTGCCCAGCCCTGCAATCGTCTTGCCCTGCTCGTCAACGAGGCCTGAAACTGCCGTGAGCCCGCTCTTGAGCTGTGTGACCTGGGTTGCTGCTGTCTCCCGATTGGAGGCGACAACCTGCTCAAGAGTCGTCAGCCCTGACTTGTTGTCTCCCACCTGAGCCCCGAGCGTGATCAACTGCTGAGCCATTGCATCACTTTCAGTTGCACGGGTTTTGCGCTCAACTGCCAAGTCTGCTGTGGACGTCCACGCCTTCAAGGCTCCGGCCAGGTCTCCGCTGCCGTCATCACCACGAGCCGCCGAGCGCAGCGCTTCTACCGATGTGGCGGTCGCCAACACCTTGCCGTCTATTTCCTCGATCTTGGTTTCGATGATCTGGACCTGGGATGCCAGCGCGTTCGCTGTTTCCAGGATGGTGCCGATATCGGTCCAATAGTCTGCGTCGGGCGGCGCCTCCCCCACGGGCACCGGGCCTTTTGCTTGGTATAGGCGTTGGTCAAGCCGGACGATGTCGCCCTTAAGATATGGTTTTGCAGGGTCGTAGGCGAGCGCATCACTTACCTGCTTGATCAGATCCTCCAGCTCTTGCTTGGCTTCCTCGAGGCGTTCATTTACTGAGCCAGGCCCATCGCCTGTAATCAGCTCGATCTCTTCGCGCAGGCTTTGGTACAAGGCGCCCTTGCCGATCTTGTCCGCAAAATACTTCTCGTACTCCGCTTGATCCGAACTGGCCTGGCCATTAACCGCGCCAGGCACTGGAAAGAACGGGCCGACATTGCCAGTGCGGTCCACCAAACGCGCCCAGAAGAACAGACTCGCCCCAGCCAACAGACTGTGCATCTCATGCGATGCTTGTGGATAGCTGAGGTCGCTGAGCTTGGTGGCAGTCTCCAGAACGGGAGACTGGCTGTACCAAAGCTCTGTGCGCTGCGTGTCCTCAGCACCTGGTGGGAAACCCCATTGAATACCGATGCCATAGATCAGGCTGGTGGTGGTCAGGAACGACACCGCCGGCGGCAAGCCGGTCTTGCCTTCAAGGTTGGTCAGGTTCGAGTTTTTCCAGATCGACGAGATTTCGAAAGCGCTCACTGCGCGCACCCGGGCCAAGTAGGCCCCGGAGTAGATGCCGGTGACGTCCACGCTCGTCGAACCAGTACGCTGCACCTTGATCCAGTTGCCGTTGTCCTTGCGCCACTCCACGTCATAAGCGACGGCACCAGCAACAGCAGGCCACGAGATGTTCATGGTGCTGATGGCCAGGCCCTGGTCGATGGAAACGTTCGATGTGATCGTGACGCTCGCCGGTGCCGGAACTACAGTGATCGGGATCACGCTGATTGGGCGCTCTTCCAGGCGTGCTCCGGTGTCGATGTGCGCGAACTTGCTCGGGTCGTACTGAACGGCCGAGATTTCGAACACGCCAGGCTCTGGCCTGGCCACGCTGACAACCCGGTAAAGCGGGACGGCTAAGTCGTCGGCATCGAGCGCCCACACCAACTCCGGCTCAGGCACAACGGAATAAGCCACGGTGACGGTGACCTGCCGACCACTGACGAGTTGCACGGTGCGCCCCTCGCACTTGCCGTCAGGCAGGTTGAGGATAAGCCTGTCACCGGGCTTGGCCTGGGTGTCGCGATCCAGGGTGATGACCTTGCCGTTCACAGCCGAGATGCGCCCGCCAATGGCACGGCCGGCCAGCAGTTCGTCAGCAATCGGGATCACGTAGCCAGGCAGCGGGATACGGCCATCCAGGCCCACATTGAAGGTTACGGCCCGATCCTTGGAGTTGGTCAGCAGCGCCCACTTGCCGCGGCGCTGGGCCTCGGATTCGCGGGTGCAGCCGATAGCGCTGATCTCCAGCGGGTTATCGCCGTAGCGCCGCTGCAGCTTCTGGTCTGTCACGGCGGTGACGTCGGTGTCGTAGTTGTTCAGCGGGTTGTCGTAGCTGACCAGCGCCCGGGTGTAACGAGTGCGCTCAGAGGCGCTGGAGTAGGTGAACTTGCCGTCGATGACGTTCGCGCGGGTGTAGGCAAAGTCGAAGTCAGTAGCGCGCGGCATATCCGAGAGAGTGAACACCTGGCCCTGGGCCCAGTAGGTCATGCCTCGATAGATTGCCGAGATGTCACGCAACAGCGACCAGGCATCAGCCTTGCTCTGCAGGTTCAGGTTGCAGATGAAGCGCGGCTCCTGGCCACCCTTCCCGTCCGGTACCAGTTGGTCGCAATACTGGGAGATCCGGTAAAGCTCCCACTTGTCCACCATCCACGGCTTGATGCGCCTTCCAAGGCCGAAACGATCGGCGGTGGTGATGTCGTAGGTCATCCAGACAGGGTTGTCGGTCCAGGCCTGCTTGAAGGTGCCGTCCCAAACGCCACTGTACGAGCGCGACACAGGGTCGTAGTTGCTCGGCACCTGCATTTTTTTCAGCTTGGTCTCGACCGTCACGGCCGGGATGCTACGGAACTGCTCGGCGGAAAACTCGATGTAGAGCAGCGCCGTGTTTGGGTAGCGGATCTTCGCGTCGATCACCTCGGTAAATCCGGCGATCTGCATGGTGTCCGAGATTTTGTTGTTGTTCTGGTTTGGTGTGATGCGAGTGATGCGCATCAGCCAGCCGGTCGTAGCTTTGGGTAAATCGATACGGCGGGTACGCTCGTAAACGCTGGTGGTCTTGCCATCGACAGCCTCGCTCAGCACCGGCTGATAGGCGCCCCCATCAGTGGCCAGCTCAACCTTGTATTCAATCCGGTACCCGTTGATGTTGCCCCCGGCGTCCACGGACTGAAGCGCCGGCCAGGCAAACCGCACGCGCACAGCGGAAAGCTGGGTGTTGTTGATCGCCCTAACCCATGGGGTGCCGCTGCGCAGCTCAGTGCTGATGGTGGTCTCGTTCTCGACCGATGGGATCCCCTGGATATAGGTCTGGTCCACGGCCCCGGTGCGCCACTCCCACTTCACGTTCGGGAAATTCATGTTCCCCTGGGGGTCTTGCAGCGGAGTGTTATCGAGGTAGATATCCCTGGCCGTTGGCGTCCCTTCGAATTCACCCTCGCCCACGGCGATCAGCATTTTGGCGACGGCAACCGAGCGCAGACTGTCTGGGGCTTCTGTCGGCGTTTTTGGCTTCTCTTCGCCGCCCTTTGCGCCGTGGATGTCGATCTTGCTGTCGTCGCCCATCTTTTTCTCCAAGCAATAAAAAACCGCCTCGTGGGCGGCTGCGGTGCTGCAAATGTTGGCTACATCTGGTCTTCGGCGTAGATAGCGGCGCTGATGATTGCCCCGCCCACCCGGCGCTTGCCGTAGCAAAGCGGTACCGGGTTACCCGATGCCGTGGTGTTCTTGGCGCTACCGAAGGCGTAGCCAGGGGTATTCTCTGGGGCCGCGCTGGTCTTCAAGCCACCGACCTGAGGGCTAAGCATCTGGATTACGCCGCCAGCCACAAGCGCAATACCTGGCGCAGCAAGAACTTGGAACCCTGGAATGAACGACACAGCGATCAGGACTGCGCCGATAATGGTCTGGATAAGACCGCCTCGTTTGCTACCGGTAACGATTGGCGCAATGCGAATGTCTCCAGATCCTGAAAAACCTAATTCATTCTCACCCAGGGAATTGTTACCTCGAAAAACGGCGAACTCCATCCCTTGAGACTTTGCATTCGAAATAAATCGTTCAAACCCTGGGATCTGAACACACAGAGCCTTGATCGCCTCTGCTGGTGAGCGCACAGAGAGCCGAAAGGACCTGCCGAACTGTCGTAACCGTCCGTAAAGGAGTACGTTGGTGAGCGGTTGATATTCAATTGTCTGCGCGGCCATATTTACTCCAGGTATAAAAAAACCGCCCGGAGGCGGCTTGTGTTGATTTACTAAAGGCAGTTCCGGACCGCCTTCTCCATGTCACTTCTGCCCCAGCCAGGACCCCATGCCATCCTCTGAAACAGCTTCACCGAGCTGCCGCTTGAAACCTTGCGGATACTGAGCAGCTCATCGGTCATGTTGTTGCTTGCAGCAACAAGGCGATAGCCGTACTCAGTCTCTGACATCGTCACGTCGCTGCGCGCGTCCTGCCATTTAGGAAATACGCAGAGCGCGTACTTTTTCGGGTCTTTGGTAGAACTGGCAGCAATGCTCGGGTCTTTCGACTCAAGATCCCCTGGCGATACACACCCCGCCAACATCGCCAACGCTACCGCGCCTACGAACAATTTCATGAATTCACTCCTGTGGAAGATGGCCACAAGATATCAGAAATGAAAAACCCAGCGGGATGGCTGGGCGCTCTGATGCATATGAAGGGATTTAAGGAAATCCTGCCGAAAGCCACTCGGACGAAGGGAAATATTTCCCGATGTCCTGCCTCTCGGTTTCGAAAAAGACACCTAACCCTCGGACAAGATCCGGCTGTTCCATATGCGCGTGCCCAGGCTCTAAGATGGTTAGCAGCAGGTAGGGGTTGTACTGAGCATCCCCGAGCCGACCGTAAACAAGTAGTTTGTCGGAGGTAAATCGCTGCGGGTCTTCCTCACCAGTTCTCAACCGACGCGTCCAGGCGTCCGACACACTAGGTTCTTCGAGGTGTACCTTTCTAAGGCCCATGTCGACGACGCTTTTCGGCTTCGCAAATGCGCTATCCTTCCCGAAAGTATCGCCAGGACCAATCCCACCCTCGCGCCACAGCTTAAATTCGGAAACGAGAGAAACCGCTTCCTGTCGCGGCATCAGAAGAGTGAGCTTCCTGCTCAGGATGACTGCTGTCATTTAGCGCCGGACTTCTTACCCAATTCAATCAGATAGGCGGCACTATCCTGAGCAATGTAATCAAGCGTGGCTTGATTGAGAAAAGCAGGGCGCTGACGGGCCATCTTGCGCTCGTAGGCGCTAAGCGTAGATTTCTTTCCATCCAACCGGATTTCAGTATTCGTCATTTGATTCGCCCTACTTGGGTCGATAGCGTTTCAGCTGCCTATTCGGCTTTGTAGCTGGTGTCAACCAATTATAACGATTGCCCAACCATTTACAACCGTAAACAAGTATTCGCAACCTTTTGCAAGGATCTATTCGGATTATCATTCAGGGTTGAATGCTGTTTTGTGCCTCAGGATCAAGCGTGTTCTGTCGAGGTATGGCCCCCCGTAGACGATGATCTCGGATGGCCTGCCGTATAGGTGGTGCAGCAGGAACGGCCCAGGGCCGAAAGTGCCTGAGTCTTCACCAGGCAGCTCCGGATCGGCGCCCAGGTATATGCCTGCGTGGTTAGGGTGCACCGTACGCCCAACCTGCATAACGATCATGTCACCGCGCTGAGGACTGTCTACGCGCAGGAAGCCGGCAGCCTCGTAATGCTGTTCGTAAAGACTGGCGTTCTCCGCGCGCTCCCACCAGCCGTCGACGCGCTGGAACGCTTCGAACTCAAGTCCCCACTCGCGCTGATACCAATCTGCACATACCTGCCAACAGTCCCAGGCGCCGTGCACAAACGGGCGCTTGAGCAGCGGTGTGTTGCCGGTCGGCGTGATCGTTCGCATGTCGCCCTCGGGCCAGGACAGAATGTGCCAAGGCAAGGCCGTGGCCTCGCACATGGCAAGGTCGTGCGGTGACGGCCTGCTGGTGGCGTCAGGGTGCGAATGCACAATTCCGATCACCGCGCCCAGGTCTTCCGCCGCAGCGTAGCCCTCAGGATCAAGCCGGAACTCTTCGTTAGGCTCCGTGGCGATGTTCCGGCAAGGGAAGTACTTCTGCGCCCGTCCAACGGCCAGCAGCAGGCCGCAGCACTCTCGCGGGTACTCGGCCGCCGCGTGCGCCTGGATGGCCGCAATGATGTGCTTTCGCATAGTCAGCTCCGAGCGATCAAGGAAACGGCCGGGAATCCACCGAAGGAGAGTTCGTTGTTCTCGCCGAAGCGCAACTTGCAGGACGACAGACAGCCCTTGCACTGGTCAAGCGCAGGATCATCCGTGGGATTGTCCTCATCGTCGAACATGACCGCGCCGGTGTAGCCGCAGTCGGGCCCGCGATAGCCGTTAGTCATGGCCCAGTGACAAAAAGTGGTCATCTGCCGGCCAGGCAACCCATGGTTGTCGATCTCGCCAGGGGAGGACAGCTCCCAGACCACCGCCTCGCCGTCTTCGCTGGTTTTCTGGTCGATGTACCAAATCTCCAGAGCCTCCTGAGTCGGATCTGCAATTGGGTTACCGTCGGGGAAGTTCGCCGCATCCAGGTACTGCGCCAGCGTCTCGCGCACCGTCAGCTTGAACTTCAGCAGGTCCTCGAAGGCCAGGCACAGGGCAGTCACTCGGCCATTGATATTGCCGGCGGCGAATGTCGGTCGAGAGGCCGTGCCGTCGCTGCTGGAGCTTATGCCTTCTATCTGCACCGGCCAGGCCGCGTACTCGGCGCCCTGCCACCAAATCGACTTGGCCGGCAAATCCGCTTCAGAGCCTTCATAGGCCAGCAGTTCATCGGGCGTGTGAGGGATGGCGTGGCCGTGAAAGCGCAGGTAATCCGCGCCGTACTCGGTCCCGTCAATTTCGAACAGGCGAATTTCGCCGCCGGGCTCCAGCTTCTGGATGTCCGTGATCAGTGCCATGGGTAGGTCTCAGGGATGAAAGGTTTGTTCGAAGGTGGCGGTGATGGCGTAGACCTGTCCCCCGCGATGCACTGGCTTGTAGCCGTTGCACTTGTAGAGGCCCAGCTCGCCCAGGGGCGGCTCCCATAGGAAACCCCGGGCCCCTTTGTGCCGATCCAGGAACGCCATGATGTCTTTGATGCGCGGCTTCAAGCCAGTGAAGGTCACCGGCCAGGATTGCGTCCGGTTGTTGATCCCATCCTCGACTGACTGCTCGTAACCGTCGCCGAACTTCTTGGAGCGGACGCGCTGGGCTATATCGCCCTCCGCGCCCTTCTCCGTCGCCCAGGTGAATCTTTCGATAGCCATCAGCGCCCCTTGATTGCTTTGTTGATGACGCCGCCCTGGCGCATATCCTTCGAGCGCAGCTCTTGGTACTTCTGCTCTACAAAGGTCGCCAGTTCCTTGCCGAGCAAGTCGTAGCCAGGTGCGTCTGCACTCGACGAGGCGTTGCCGTCGCCATCGATGTGCACCTCGACGTTGATCTGCGTGCCCCCAGATCCACCGCCGCCCATAGCCATAACGCCCAGCTTGCCGCTTGATGTCCGGGTTAGGGGCATGATCGCCTCTTCGCCAGCCTCGCCCATTACCCCGGTTTTGCCGTTGGCCATACCGAAAGCGGTGGGCTTGCTGACGATGGAGTTAGTGAAAGCGCCGCCATCGGCGAACATCTGTACGCCGCCCGACCAGGCGCCGCCATTGGCCTGGGTCACGCCAGACCAGCCCGCCAGTACATCAGGGCTGTACCCTGCCGCTGTCGAGCCTGCTGACGTGGTAGCCCCGCCGCCGAAGTACGAGCCAGCGGCAGATATACCGAGCCCTACAAGTGAGCCGAGAAGCCCAGAAGCTGCTTGCCGAGTAGCAATGCGCGCCATGTCCGCCAGAATTGACTTGGTGAAGTCTGCAAACGAGAGCTTCCCAGTCATAGCGAAGTTGACGATTGAGTCCTCCATAGAGCTGAACGCATTGCCGAACAGGCTTTTGGTCTGCCCTGCTACGTTCTGCGCCGAATCCAGGTAGTTGGCCCAGGCCGAGGTAGCACCCTTCGTCCAGTCACCCTGGGCTGCCTCCACATCCGCATAGTTCTGTCGGATCTGGTCAGTGGCGGCCTTGTTCGCGTCTGCGAGCGCCTGCGACTTACGCTTGAACTCTTCCTCCGACATGTTCCGCGACGGGTCCGACTTCTGGTTGGCCAGTTCCAGCGACTGCTGAGCAAACCGGTCTTGCTGGCTGTTCAATTCGCCACTAAGGGCGTTCTGGCGGTCACCCTGGCCAACGCCAAGTACGGCGCGCTGCCCGGCAAGCTCCAAGGCTCGCTGCTGCTGCCCAAGCGCCTGCACGTAGGTACTGATCGCGCGCTCTTGTTTGGCCAGGCGGCCCGTCTCATTGGTCGCCAGCACTTCAAGCTGGCTATCAGCGTCCTTCTGCGCCTTGACCATGCCTGCGCGTGCGTCGGCGATCTTCTGGTCCAGCTGGATGCTTTGCGCGGCCGAGGTGGTTTTCTTGCCCTTGGCGGACTCAAGCGCGCTGATTTCGGCTTCGTAGGCTGCCGTCACCTGGTCACGCTCATTGCCTATCAGTGCCTGGCGCCGCAGAAGGAAGTCAGCCTCAGATATCAGCCCGGCCTTTTGCGCCGCCTCCAGTTCCCTCTGGTAGTTTTTGTAGTCGGCGGCGATAGAGGCCAGATTGTTCTTCGCATCATTGAAGCCGGTCAGATCCACCTGAGCGCCAGCCGCTTTCGGGTCCTTGAACTGATCGTTGATATTCGCCAGGTTCTTGTCGATCGCTGCTTGGTTCAATCGCGGGTCGTTCGGCGCAACCTTTCGGATGTTTTCGAGTTGCCTCTTGTACTCCTTGATCGCCTCTGTGCGCTTTTGCTCATTTGTCCACGCAGACTTGGTCAAGGCGTCAATTTTCGTCATTGACGATACGGCATCACCCTGAGCCTTGGCCTGCTCACCCTCCCACTTGGCGATATCGGCCTGGGCCGCCTTCTCATCCTCCAGCATGTTCAGGCGATTTTGCCGAACTTCGATCATCTCTTTTTGGTTTTGGAAAAGACCGATATTGCCTTTCTGAGCATCGACCAGGTCACGGCGGGCCTGCTCTATGTCTGCACCAATGTCCGGTCGACCGATGTTCTTGAGGTTGTCAGCAGCGCGAGCAACAGCGTTGTATCCCTTCTCCCAGAAGCTCAAGTTCTCAAGAATTTTCGGCGTACGCTCGTTGATAGCGTCTGCGTAAGTCTCGGTCGCCAGCTTGACTGCGCCGGCGTGATTACCTTGTTGCTCCAGCGCTGCAATTTGCGAGTAAACCGAAGCGGTGAGGTAGTGATACTGCTCATTGAGCGCGGCAGATGCTTTTACCGGGTCGTCGGCCAGTTTGGTGAACTCGGACACCGTCTCGCTTACCGCCTTGCCGGTAGCTTCCTGCATCGACACGGCGGCTTGGGTGATCCCGGTGAAACTCTCGCCTGCGATCTTGCCGTTGTCGGCCAGCATCGCCAGCACTGCGGCTGCTTGGCCGGTGGTGCCCACGGTTGCGCTGACCTGCCGCGCCATGTCGCCCAGTTGACCGGCGCTGGCGCCAGCGTAGTTGCCCGTGAGGATGAGCGACTTGTTGTAACTGTCCTGCTCTTCGCTACCCTTGTGATAAGCATAGGCCAGGCCGCCCACAGCGGCAGTGGCTAGGGCAAGCGGAGCCAGTATGGCAAGGAGTCCAGCGGCCCCTGCACCAGCGCCAGCCCCAAGCTGAGCCACGGCGCGAACGCCGCTCCCCCAGTCCCCCGAAGACAGCGCGTTACCGAGCTGAACAACGTTTTCCTGTGCCTGGCGGGTACCGAGGCGCAGCTTGTCGAAGCCGGTTGTGGTCTTTTCGAGCTTGGCGTAATCCTTGTCAATTTTACCCAGAGCAGAGTTGTACTGATCCTGGCTGATCCGACCCTCGTCAAGGTGCTTACCCAGCTGCTCTACCTGGGTATCGAGCTTGGCGAGTGCCGCGCGAGCCGGGTCAATCGCCCCCAGCAGGCTGTTCAACGCCTTCTGCTCATCCATCGCAGACTTGGCCAGGGCGATCTGCTGCTTATCGAGCTGAGCCGAGATCTTCGCCGCCTCGGCCTCACCGTAGGCGCCGGTCTTGGTCAGCTTGGCAAGCGCGTCACGCTGCTTTGCCAGGTCCTGGGTGGTTTTGGCGCTGGTGGACAGCGACTTTTCCAGCGCCTGCATTTCGTTCATCAGCGAAACGGCGGACTGCTCGGCCCGGCCGCCGGCCTTCGCCATTTCATCCAGGCTGGTTTTGGCCTGAATCGCATCGGCCGAGTCGATCTTGACGCCGAGTTCTGCAATATTCATCGACTCACCTTGAATAAGTGCCCGTGGTTACGGGCTGTTTTCCCTTTCCTCCGCCATAACGCGCAGGGCTTCGCCTTCCAGCACCTGAAGGTCAGGGAAGATTTCAGCGAGTTTCTTTTTCTTGATGCCGAGGAACCCGGCCACGTCGCGGATGCTGCTGTAATCGAGACCAATTGCGCCGCCAGCGCCTGCTCGCCACTGGGTGGACATGCGATTGAACAAGAGGAAGGCTGGCCAAAGGCACGGCCAAACATCGAACTCTTCTTCCATGTCCTCTGCGTCCCAGCCGAAAGCAGCGATCTGCTCGGCATCCGGCGGGGACTCATACAGGGCGCGGGCGGCGCGTATCAGTTTCCCGTGCGGGCCTTGGAGTAAGCATCCTGATAGGCGTCTACGACTGCCTCGGTTGTGCCCTGACAGGAAGTCACCAGCGCCTTGATGCTCTCGTCGTCAAACTTGTCGTCGAATTCCCAAGCCACAACCAAATCCTTGATTTGCTGAATCTGGTTTTCGGTGTCAACGGCAACGATTTCGGACGCGGATGGCTTTTCGCCGAACCTATCGAGGCCGTCCTTGCGCCGCTGGTTCCACTCATCAAACAACGTTGCAAGCTCGATCCGATTTCGGTATTTGAAGGTGAACCCGACCTTCACCGGATCCTGGCCAACTACCGGAATCATCACCCCCCCGAGAAACGTCGGCGATTGGGCAATCTTGAATTTCGCCATGATTAAGCCCCGCCGCCAGCAACAACTGGTGCGCGATACGCGGTGATCTCTGCGTTGATGGTGAAGCCAAACGCCACGGCGGCACCCTCGTTGCGTACTAGGGTAGGGCTTTTGTTGAAGGACGCGTAACCGGCGTAGTAGATCGTTTTCCCGTTCGGCAGCGACATACGTAGGATCCGCACTTCCTTCTCGCGGTCGGCCTTATCCAACTCTTCGTACCAGGCCAGGCTGTCGTCATCAGCGAGCTGGAACGAGAAAGCCTGGGCGTTCTTGGTGGTTGGAATCTGCTTGTCGCGGCGCGCTTCGAGTGGCGCGTAAGTCCAATACTGCTGCTCGCCGCCTGACATGGAGTTGCCGATCACCTGATTTACCGCCACCCAGCCCGTGACTTTCTTGGCGGTGCCGGCGCTGATGCCGTCAGGGAAAAACGAAGTATTCGAGGTGTCGATACCTTCCAGGGTGAATGCTCCGGCTGCGGCAGCGGCGACACGCACGGCCCGCTCGTTGATGTCCTCCCATCCGGAGGTGATCAGCAGGATGTCACCATTGGCGAAGCCGTTGGCGAGTGCGGTAGCCACACCTGGATTTGCGTTCGTGATGCTCGCAATCACCTTCGCAGCGGCAAAGCCGGTGGAGAGCGCCAGTGTTGCCCCGTTGGGGAAATAGACAGACATGGGTTTTCCTCTTTGCAGAAATGACAAAACCCGCTCAATGGCGGGTTCAGGATTTGCCCAACGGGCGGGTTATGGCGTGGTGTCGGACCGGTAGGTAAACGATAGCGGCACGGTATAGGTCGAATCACCGGTAATTCCCGGCCCGACATCTACGGGGGTCATGGGCGTCACTACGAAACCGTTTTTCACGTCGCGCACGTACAGTGGGAATAGCGTGATTATCTCGGCGGCAATTGGGTTGGTTTTGGTCTTGCCGGTGCCCGCCGGCGCGATGATGCTCACTTGAAATACGCCGGTGAACAGCCGGTGATCACCGCCGAGGGTATTGCTCGCGGTGTCGCCCGGAATAGTGAAAGCTCGAAGGTATGTCTCGCCCTCCGCCGGCGCGTAAGCCGTGTTCTCGAAAACGATCTTAAGCTTCTCCGACCTGGCAGCGTTCCAGGCGATGAGCTTTGCCTCGTAGATCGAGGCGATGATTGCGTGACTCATACCTGGTTGTTCCTGATGGCCTCCAGCACGATCTGCTGGAAGCGAGCCACGGTTACCCGGACCATACCGCCGGGGGCCTGGGTCGAATGGCCGAACTCCAGCGGGATCGCGTAGGGCAAGTTGTTGATGATGTAGGCCATCTGGCCGGCGGTGAAGTCGCTCATTGCAGCCACCAGCGCAGCAGTGGTTTCGGCGCCACTTGGGTCTACCTCGTCGAAGGTGACGCTTTCGACCACGCCCAGCGATATGTGCCAGTTCGCGCGGAACCGGCCACCGACGTAGTCCTCGGGCGCTTTTACGTCCATGCCGTCGTTGAGCTTACGTCCCTTCTTCAGGCTGCCACCCTTCGTGAGGTTGGCCGGATCACTGCGCAGCGCGCTGTTGTGATCGTCGACGGCCTTGTTGTACTGGGTGGCAACTTCGTTCTGCGCCCAGATCTCCGGGTTACCAACGGGCGACATGCGAATCAGGCTGCTGCCGACCTCGATGATGATTTCGCGGACGCTGGCGTCGATGGCTTCGCTGGTCTGCGCGACGAACTCGGCCAGGCTCAGGGCGAAGCTGCCGGATTGTCCGGCGTCTGCGCGGCTCACGACCGCACCTGCAGCTCATACAAGATCGGCGTGCCGGCCGGGTTGATCTCTTTCAGCGGCGGCACGATCGACCAGGTGCGGCCCTGGGCCACGACCTTGTCGAGCAGACCCGGCACCCAGGTCAAACCCTGCGCGGCGATCTTGAGCTTCTTGTCGCCCTGCCTGATGAGGCTGTTGTTCTGGAATTCTTGGCCGGTGAAGTCGAGCAGGATGCCCTGGGCTGTTTGCTCAACGAACACACCTGGCGCTTCGCCGCCCGTCTCTGGGTCGTACTCGCCTGGCTGAGTCTTACTGATGGTTACAGAAAAGCCGAAGTCTGTGATCATCTCCAGAGCCATGATGGCCATCTCTTCATAGAACACCACTTTCATTACTCCAAGGACGATAATGACTAATTCACAGAAGTCGCAACTACTCCAATATTTCGCCGTGGAACTCGCTCACACGCCATCTGGAGAAATTGGAAAATTAATAAAGAATCGTCAACGTTTGAAAGGCTACATAGCTGACTGCCTAGAAGGTACTGAAGCTGAGAACTTCATAGAGCGGGTAAAAAGACAGTGGGTTCGCGCTGAATTCAACATGGTCGAGTTTATGGAGTTAGTAGAACACATCAGCAACGATACAAAGACGCTTGAAAACTTTTATGTTTTTTACGGCACCTACGGCCACGGTGGCCTTATGAAATACTAGCCCCTAGGCTCTCAAAGCAAACAGCCCACGCTTGCGCAAATAATCGGCAAACTGCGTTGCGCTCGGCCGATCCGGTGCGGCAGGCAATAGCCGACTGCTTGTGTTGGAGATCGTCGCGTATTCGCGGGTTACAGCACCCTCGACGCGCTCCAGCGTCACAGCACCCTTGCGCCTGTCGATTGGGTCGATGTCGTCCTGATGGATCTCTGCGGCCAGAGCCATCTGCCCGTACTGGATCCGTGCGGGCAGATAATTGTTCGGCTTGATCTCCTGATCCAGCTGCACTTCCCGGCGAGGCCAGGACAAGGCCTGCTCGCTGCTCATCTTGCGCCCTTTCCAGGCCATACCATCCATCACCAAGGCGGCCCGGCGAAGCAACGCTTCCTGCTGGGGGACGCCTGCGGGGATGACCGTGCCGAACTTCACGGCATACATGGCCAGATCCTCGGCGCTCGCGTAGCTTTCAGCGTCAGGCTTGCCGGTACCGTCCTCGATGATGAGTGTCATGCGTCAACTCGCTGGAATGGTTTGTAGGTTGGCCGCAGGGTTACCGGCAGCCATCAGTATCACTCGCTGGACAGGTCAGCTACGAGCCTTTCCAGTGATTCTTTCGAAGCGTTGGCCCGGTACGGAACTTTGGCTTCATCAAGCTTCGCTTTCAACGCCGCAATTTCACCGGCCTCATCAGCCGGCGGCGTGATCGGGGCCTTCTTCAGCGCCTCGATCTCTTCGCGAAGTGCGTCGACAGTCAACGCCAGGCCGTCACGCTCAGTGGTCAGTTCACCAACCGACGCATGGATGGTGCCCAGCCCTTCAAACAAGCGCAACGCCAGGTCGCCGGAATCTGGACGGTGGATTTCACCAGCCTCCAGGCCGTCGATCAGCAGAGCCACCGCGTCACTCTCGCCTTGCAGATCGGCAAGCAGCTTGGACAGTTCAACAGATGCGATCGCCTGTGTGCCGACAGCAACAGGCGCCGGCAACTCGACAACCTCAACATCGACACCGGCATCCTCGTACGCCTTGACGATCTCGGGATATTCACCTACCACGGTCACTGCGGTCGCATCGCGCTCAACGCTACGGAACAGCCCTGGGACGCGGTAGCGCTTGCCCGGCTCAAAGCCATCAAGCTGGTTTGTATAAACGAGTTCCATCGAAATCTCCGTAGCGGCCATTGCTGGCCGCTTCCTGGGGCGGTTATCAGCCGCCAACCGGTGGGGTGGCGGTGAGGTTGATCATTACGCCGGCCGTAACCTTGTTGCTGTCCGAGTGCTTGACCCAGTTCGCAGCAGAGCCGACGGCAGCCAAGGTTGGGTTGGTGCCACCGGTGGACTCCTTCCAGCTGTAACCCAGCACGTCGATGTTGACGGTGCCCTCGGCGCGGTAACCGATAGCCAGGTTTTCCTCGTCGTTCACGTCGTACGAACGGAAGCCCGGGGCCTGGGACTCGGTGATGACGACGGCATTCGGCAGCAGGCCAAAGATCGCATCCACCGGCGCCTTGTCGGTCACCAATACTGGTTTGCCAAGGGTGCCAGGCAGGCCGCCGTAGATCACGACACCAGCTTCTTCGTAGATCTTATTCGCGATCGCTTCATCAACGATGTCGAAGTAGGCAGACGAGTGCATGACCCACAGAGCAATGCGACCAAACTTGTCGCCGAATTTGCGCATGCCACGGGTCAGGGTCTTCTTGCCGTCGGTTTCGATGTTGGCAGACACCACCATTGCGGCGTTTGAGCCGATGGCAGCCTTGAGAGCGCCGGTGGCGTACTCGATGAAGCCCTCGATGGTCGCATCAGCTACGTCGGCACCGATGATCTGGGAGAACTCATCTACTGCACGACCGCGACGCTTGAACGCCTCTTCGGTGGTCTGGTACGGGCCGTATTTCCACGGAGCCTTGACGCCTACAGCTTCGCCGGCGCCGATTTTCTTCGCGGCGACCTTGCCGTCGGAGTTGACATCGCGGTGTTCCAGACCGCCGCCGAGCTTGTAGAAAGCACGCTTGCGAAAGTCGCCTTGGATCAGTTCGTTGTCGAGGACGATCGCGCCGTTGGACGAGGCGTTGAACACGTCCAGGTTATCCTGGATGCGCTCCAGGTAAGCAGTTTGCGCCTCATCGTTGTAGATGATCAGGTCGCTGTTGACAGTTGTAGCCATGGGTCTTTCCCCTTACTTGGGCAATGCGAGATATGCGGTTTGGCCGTGCTTGCGCTGAAAATCGCGCTTCTGCTCGGAGGTCATTTCGGAGCGCTTCGATGCAGCCTGGCCGCCGCCCCCGCCCGGGGCATGTGTCCCTGAAGCCCTTGGCCACAGGTGGGGTGCACTTTCGCGCAGAGACTCGGCCCATTCGAGCGGAGTCAGAGGGGACTTGCCGTCTTTGCCGAGGATGGTTTGGCCATTCTCGTCAACGGCGACCGCTTCGCCCTCTTCGTTCAGAGAGAACACGCCTTTGGCGCGCAGGATGATGTCGTCCGTTGCTTCCGGCAGCGCGCCGGCTTTCAGTGCTGCACCGCGTACAGAGTCGCCGAGGACTTTGCCCTGGAACTTAGCAGCGAAGGCTTCAGCCTTCTCAGCGCGACCGGCGAGCATCTTCAGTTGCTTGTCGTGCTCGCCACGCAGGCGCTCGGTGCGCTTATTGAATACCTCGTCTACCTTGCCCTCGGTCAGCAGCTTGGTTTCTTCGTCCTGGCCCGCCCGACTGAGCAGACCTTTGACAGCGTCGATGTCGATGCCTTCAAACTGGGTTTCGAACTGGGTCAGCTTGCCGGAGGTTTCCTTCAGCTTGCCCAGAAGCTCCGAGTTCTTGGTTTTGAGACCAGACACAGATGCTTCAACGGCAGTCGCGATAGCGGCCTTGATTGCCGGGTTTTCCAGGTCGATTTCGTTTTCTTCTGCCACGTGATGCACCCCTTGGGTATGTCGGCCCGCTTAGCAGGCGAAAAAAAGCCCCGGCATCTGCCAGGGCTGTGTTGATTCTCAGATGGAGTTTTCAATCATTAAGTGGAAGCCGAATGTTATGGAAATTCATTGCAATAGCTTCAAAAAAAGCTTCCTTTGTTTCCGGCAAAACAGGTTTTTTGAATTCCTTCAGCGTGGTTTTCACATGTATTTGCAAATCATCCAAGTCATCAAACGTGAATATTGCGTTCACTGCTAGATCCTGAAACATCTCAGGTCGAGTCGAAAAATCAATATTCTCTGCATACCCCAAGGTCTGGGGAAGAAGTGTTTCATCGCCGTGAAAAATGAAGCTTTTGATTGGGAGTGTGATATCGAACTTCTTAGAATAGAAACCGATCCACTGGACTCTTACCGGCCTCTTCCCTCTTGATACCACGGAGACTACCAAGCGCTGCTTGACCTGCCGTTGTTCAATTACGAGATCTTCCACGTCCTCTTTGCGCTGCACATGCGATTGCCAGAGAGCGACAGCTACAGCGAAGAAAGCGCCGGTACCTGCAACCCAATCCCCCATGCTGCCCCAGTTCAGTACGTACTTGGTCGTAGACTCTGAATTAAGATTGATACCTATGGTTAATCCAGCCAAGCCGCTGACAAGGCACGCAATTAACAATGCAACCACGATAAAATACTTCATGACGCCTCCATTTAATGGGGCGTTATAGCAACCCTGCACGCTCAAAAGCCAGAGGTTCTAAGCTCTTCATCTGCGCCAGGGTCAGCGCTGCGAAGTTGCGATCAAGCTGCAGCTCGGCAAATCGCTCGACGGTCAATCCGCCCTCCCGGAACAGCTTCGCCCGTACAGGACCGATTACGACGTCCTGGAACGAAGCCGGCTGCTGCTGAAGCCAGTGGTAGTAGTCGAGATCAGCGCTGACCTGTTGCCCGCCATTGGCACCAACAGAAGCCCGCGTAGCGCCTTTGGCGAACATCGCGCTGAGCTTGGTCAGCAGAATGAAGGTGGTTCGACAGTTCGGGTGGAATGGAGGCCTCGGCCCAGAATCCGCCGGAAACTTGCGCTTATCCATCGAGCGGCATTGCTGGCTGGTCTTGCTGTCCAACGTAGCCACCATCTGGATTTCTTCGACGATATCCGTGTTGGCCTTTGCCACCTCCATACGAGCCTGGGACGACACATGCTGAATAGCGGTGTGCACCACCGTGCTGGCATTGCGGTTGGTGGTGGCCAGGATGCCGTCTTTGTACCCTGCTGCTTTGGTGCCGCGAATGTTGCGGATAATCTGGAAGTTCGTCTGCCCTTCAAAGAAGCCCTGCCGGATCGTGCCCGTAACGCGCTCACGCTCCGCACTGGTCCAGCCCTTAATGAACGCCTTAAGCAGCTTTCCGCCACCGGTGCCGCGCACGCTGAGCGGGTTCGTCAGCACTGCGGTACGGATTGCAGCGGCCGTCGGTGCCACGACGTCGAGCGACACGCCAACCGGCGCCGACCTTGCAAGGCTGGTCGCCTCGAACTCAGCCTCGTAGTTGGCGATGTCCACCAGGTCGAGGTTCAGTTGCGCGCTGTACCGGTCGAAAATGCCCAGCAGCAGGCTATCCACCTCCTTCAGCAACGCCTCCAGGCGCTTGACGTTGTACTCGGTCAGGTCCGACTGAGTGAGCCGGTCACGGATCGAGCGATCAATCTCCTTGAGGAAGGGGGCGAACTTGCCCACCTCCCCAGCCTTGAGCTTTTCGAGAAAGACAGCGTGCCGGATGGTTGCGTCAAGTATTGCTTGGTTCGCCGCCATCTACTGTGTCCTCGTCGTCCAGGCCCAGGCCATCGCCCTGCTCTTCCAGCTCGCCGTCGATCTGTTGGTCGGTGCGCTCCGGTGCGATCAGTCCAAGCTTACGCAGGTAAGCCCGCAAGTCGGCCTTGGCGAATCCGCCGTTCTGCCACAAGCCAACCAAGGCCGTGATCATCTGCGGATCAGCAGTGAGCTCGACGAACTCCTGATTAACTTGGTAGGCGACCTTCTTGTCGGCGACGCCCATGTAAGCGCAGCACCACATGATTGCCCGGGTGTAGGCCTCGCTGACGTTGGCCACGCAGCCAGCCAGCACCGAAGTCGAAGCCGACTGATCGCCGCGGGACTCCGTAGCGGTCTTGGTAGCAAGTGACGCAACCACCATCCGGGCGCCCAGCTCGATCATCATCTGGTTCTTGTCGTTCATTGCCTCCCTAACCAGAGTGTTCGGCAGCGGTTGCGAGTATTCGAAGCGGCTACCCACCGGCAGAAGCATCGGCGCCCTTGAACCGACGTAGATGCCATGCTTCTCCATCCAGTCGCGCCAGTGCTCGTCCAGGCCTGTGATCGACGGCTGAGCCTGCCCGCACCAGAACACACTGTCCTCATAGTCAGCACTGTTCCGGAAATGGCCCAGGTTGATCATGGCGATGTCGTAGAGCGGTGACTCATCAATGCTCGGGTCATTGTTCTGCGCACCGACGAAGGTGAACGGTATCTCCTTGAGGCGACCGGTTACGCCTTCGGGCTTGAACTCTTCGATGACCGCCAGCGGTCCTCCGCCTTTCGGACCGGATCGACGCCAGACCCGGCACACAAAGCCGTCGTCCTCCAGCGCAAGCTCCCGGTACTGCTCAGCCGTCTTGTAGCCAAATCCGTCAGGAATCTCCGGAGATTCGCGCAGCACCACCAGCGTCAGCACGCTATGGCCGTTCACCATGCCCGTGCGCCAGTTGATGATGTCTTCAGCGCAATAGGACAAGATCACCGAATGCCCGCCGATGCCGTCGTCTTGGTGAAAGTCGACGTAAAGACCGTGGCGGCCAGCTTCAAGCACCTTCTCAAGCGTGCCCTGTGAGTGCTGGTAAATGCTCACCCCGGATCCGTTGGCATTGTCCTGCAGGTATTCAAGTTTCTTGGGGACCGTCAGCGTCGGGTCTTTGTGGAAGGCCAGGCCCAGCAGCCCGTTACGGGTGTGCCCGGTGGCGTTCTTGAACACTGCCCGCTCTCGATAAGCCCGGTTCCTGTCTTCGTTCTCCGGCGACTTGTCGTGTGCGTTGATGTACGGCAGCCGATCGACAACACGATGCTGGCCCGCGCAGACGTCGCGAACGGTCGCCCATCGGTCCAGCACTGCCGTGTATTCCGCCCGCTTGAAGGAGACGTCGTTGCTCATCGGGCGTATCCCATTTTGATAGCGGTGACCGGTTTGATGATCGGGTACTCGCGGTGGATGAAGTAGCCTCCGGCGTCGTTCGCGTGATCGATGCCGGCGGTTTTGTCTGGCTCCCCGTTTGCGCCCCACACCTGCTGCTCCAGGCCGTCGGCGTAGGTTGCGCAGGTGAACGGATTGACCAGGTAGCGGCGCTCGCCCTGCGCATTGCAGAAGACGGCGTTCATTGCGTTGATTCGGTCCTTCACCGGCGGGTTTGCCGCTGGAGCGATGACCGCGAACCCGGCCTGCTTGAGCATGGCAAGGTCGGTGATACTTGCGTTCACAGACTTGCGCGAATCGCCCGAGGCATCCGGGTAGATCCTGATCTCGCACGTCTTCTTGAAGTCATTGCCGTCGTGCTGCCAGTAGCGCTCTTTGATGCGACGGATCATGTCGGGCGTGTCGTAGCCGTCGATCAACTCATCCACTGCCCTGGGCAGCCCCTGGTCGCGCTTGACGTGGGTGATCGCCGCCATCTTGCCGACGTTGAAGTCCATCCCGATGAACAGCGGCTCGCCGGGCTGCACGGTGTCGAAGCATCCGTTTAGCTTGCGGTCGTAGGCCGTGTAGATCGTGCCGGACGTCAGGTTGACGAACTGACCACGGAGATAGGCCTGGATCAGTTGCGGCGGATACGACTCCATCAGGGAGGCGATGTAGTCGTCCGGCAGGTTCAGCTCGTTGTCGAACGTGCTGGCCTGCACCAGGCCGTACATGTCGTTAAGCACTGGTTTGTCGCGCAACTGCTTCACGAACTGCTGGTAAACGAACTTGAAGCCCTCAGGCGTAGTAGTGACGTCCACCCCGTTCTTTAGTCCGGGCAGGTTGTAACGCATCCGGGCAATGATTTTGCGCCAGGCCTGCTGAGCCTTCAGCAAGCTCATCACGTCCAGCTCATCCACCAGGGCCTGACCGATCTTGAAGCCGACGATGGTCTGGGGCTTCTCCATCGAGCGGCATATCACAGTGCCGCGGTACTGCCGGCCGCTGTAGATGTGAACTTCGTGGTTCGCCTGGTTGATCTTGGTCTTCAATCCCCAGTCGTAGGCCACCTCATCCATGGTCGGATAGAAGATGTCTCGGATCTGTGGGTAAGTCGGTGCGAAGTAACCAGCGTTGACGCCGGGCCACTCCATGAAGTGCTTGCTCAGTGCCGAGCAGCCTACCCAGGTCTTACCTGAGCCGAACCCGGCAACGAATGCACGAAACTTGTGGGGCAGTGTGAGGAACTGAGCCTGCGGAACGTTAAGGCTCGGCATTCGGCTTCCTCGCATCCACCACGTCGACTTGGATACGGGTCGGGATCACAGGTTCGTCGCCCGCCTCTTCCTTCCGGGCTCGGTTGACGTAGATGTCGCCACACTCTTTGGCTGCCTGCTCCAATAGCTGGGCAGTGAGTGCAATGTTCTTTGAGCTCTCGGCCTTTACGGCCATCCGCCCGAGGGCGCGCAAACGATAGGCACGGTTCGCGATTGGAATCTCGGCCGTTTCTTCACGGAACCGCTTGCGGGTGTCATGGAACAACGTCACCCACTTCACCGCTAAGTTCACCCCGGCACGCTTGGTGGGGTCGTGCGACTCACACAGCTGGCGAGATATCTCAATGCCGAATTCCTGCTTGACCTGCTCCACCACTTGGGAGGGAGTGTCAAAGCACGCCAACGCCTGAACGATGAAGCCTTTCACCTCATTTTTCAGGGCTGCCATAGATTTGGTTCCGTCTAATGCCTGTCAAAAATCAGGCCGACTTGAGCAGACAGGTTCCGCAGGCCCTCGATATGTTCAATTTCCCCACCTCAGCAGGTTTGTTTGCAGCATCCACCAGCACCTGAACGTCAGGGCTTGCACCGTAGCGGCGAACCACACCGACGAACTCCTCGACATCGTGTGAACGCATCTCCAGCTTCGGCGCCCCTTGCTTGTTGAAGGCTGGCTGTCCGTACTTATCCATGGCGTGTGCGATGTGATAAAGCTCATGCTCTACCAGGGCACAGAAGTCGGTGTCGCTGCACTGGTCGCAGTAGTCAGCAGCCAAGGTGATGATGAAGGTCGGCACATCGCCGAACCAATCACGCATCTGTTGCTCCATCCGGGCTTTCTGCCACCCGCCAGCGCGGAACGCTACCTGCTCGGCCTGCCCCAGGACTGTACGGCCCTGCTTGGCGAAGCTCGACGACGCCCACATGATCTGGATGTCTGCGTCCAGCAAGTGGGCATGGTCTTCGTTGTGAATGCAGCCGGTGTCGGCAAGGATCTCGGCTTGGAGCCATTCCCACACTTCAGGCGCTGGGGCCAGGCGGATACCGAAGTCGGACAGATCCGACACTTCAAGAAGTGACGATGGGGGGTACGGCCTGTCCATGGATCACCTTGAACTTGAAATAGTGGCGCGTTGCCGGTATTGGTGAGTTTCAACTCACGGAAGGAATGCAACATGACCCAAGCAATACAGGCGCTGGCAACAACGTATGAACGCCAGAAGTCAGCCTTAGAAAAGCGAGCAATTGCCGTCGCGGCAGCTTTGACAGTGATCCACGCAAAGGCAGCCAACACCCCAACCAATTGCAACATCATCTCTGATGAAATGGCCAACCTCAGTCAATACGCCGACCTGATTATTGCGGCGCTAGAGATCGAATAGGACCGTAGTGCCGCACTCACCTGCGGCACACCTACCCCTCCGCGTTATCCAGCAGCACGTCAATCAGCTTCTGCTCACCCAGGCGCATGGCACCCAGGCATTGCAGGTCGTCACACTTGGGACCAAGGCCGAACACGGTCACCTCTCCCTTCGCGCCGATTAGAGTCAAGGCGCCTACGGTGCATTCCGGATGCTCACCAGAATCGAGATCATCAGCGATCTTGCGCAGGGTCTTGGCGGCGTCGCGCCAGTCTTCCCGCTTGAACTCCAGAACCTTGACGGTCATTCGATCACCATCTGATGGGTTTGTGCGTGCGCGTGGCCGTGGAGCAAGCTGACGATCAGGCCCTGGGGCAGCCCGGCAGTCTTGGCAGCATCCACGGCATCCGCAATAGCCTTGTCGAGGGCACTTACCGCGGCGTTGATGTCTTGGCTCAATGGGAGAGCGTGACGCAGGCGGGTGACGTTACTCATAAAAATTACCCTGCCATAAAAAAGCCCCGGCGGTTGCCGAGGCCAATTCGAGAGTTACTTCGTCTACTGAGCGCTTGTATGCCGCTTGGTTCGCACCACCCTCATAGGCAGCGTCGCTGCAAAGGCAAAAGCCTCTTCACGTGTGCGGAACGAGCCGAACCGGTCAGCATTCGTACACACCTTCCAAGGACCGTGGTTTACGCTTAGGACGTCGTAACCATTGATATTCATCTTGGTCAGGATAGGAACACTCATAATCACCTCCTTTTCTAGAGATAATCTGGGGCTGCCCTAAACACCATACACTCGCTTTTTGGGTCTGTGACTACCGCGTGTCGCGCCACGATTTGGAGCATTCGAAAACGTGGCGCGGATTACGGTGCAAGCCGCAGTTGCTGTTCGAACAGCTCCCGGATCTCACCAAGGCGTCGCATCACAATGGGCTCACCCTTCAGATGGATCAGGTGAGCCAGTTGATGGACGATCCCCTCATCCGAAAGCACCTGGCTTGTCGGTAGTTCCTTGAACCAGCACACGAACACCGCGAAGTGCATAGCCCCTGGCAATTCCTTCAGGAAGCGCTTGTCAGTCATCTGGACGTATCGGGCATGCTCTTCGCGTAGGTCTTGGTAGCTGGCTGAGTAGGTATGGTCACCGAGGACGTAATCCATTTGGGCCACCCTCAATAGATTGGCGCCGGCCGTACCGGGCGCCTTTGGTTTAATCGGTCAGCCGTTGCGGGTCGGCAGCTTGAAGTCTGCGAACCGGTCCGCAAGGTCGCTGATCTTCTTCACTCCGATGAATCCAATACCGCCCCCGAGGGCAGCGGCAAGGTTCTGAGGTAGCCCGAAGTACTCAAGGAGCGGAAACGCTCCGGCCGTGAACAGCGTGCACAGCAGCGCCTCAAGAGCCGCCTGTCTTCGTGTCCCGCCGCCGTAGATGATTCGCAAAGCAGATATGGCGAATGACAGTGCTGCGGCATAAAGCAGCGGCGCATGCTGGCTCAGCCACGCAAGTACAAGCGCCCAGGTATCTGGTTTGTCTGGCATGTTGGACATCTCAGTTCCTCCCCGTCAGGGAGTTAGGAATACGGCAGGTTGTGACCTGCGGAATTGAATCGGCTCACACAGCACTCCTGGCTCGGAGCAATGGGTGTGGTGGAGCCGAAAACGAAAAGGCCCCAGCAAGTGCTGGGGCTTAAAAGGCACGCTGCATGGTCGCCGCTTATGCCTTGAGCCAAAGTTTATTTTCCTCGGCCACACGATGGCGAGCGTTAGAAAGTCCAGCTCCATACCGGGAAGCTAGGAAGAGGGCCCGTACCGTGGTCAGGATAGAAGACACCACGATTCGGAAGAGCTGCTGGAGTGAAGCCAAAACGAGCCCAGCGAGGAACCCCATCTACAACAACAACGTTGCCGTCATCTTGCACCTGCAGGTAAGCGCGATCCGCAGCCCCGTCAATCCAATCACCTATGGTTGCCCAGGTACGGCTACCTACACGGTCAACCAAAAAGGCAGAGCCTTGCATGTAGAAACAAGTGACCAAATTTGTATTTGGACGGTTGTCTACATACGTGTAGGGAACGCTGCTATCAGCCACCCAGATTGGAACGCCGTTATCGTAGAGTCGTAGATTTCCATCAGCCTCTAGGATCAGCTTGTATCGTTTGCTTGGAGATTCGAGATACTGCCCCGCCACCAGACAGTTACGCGGAGGTAGGATAGCGGTGCCATTATTGGCACTGTTAAAGAGGATAATACGAAAGCCACTACTAGCCATGTTATTCACCTATTGAGTCGAATGATTTGTCGCGGAGGATTCCGCTTTCATGTCGCTCAAAGGCGATTGCTCGAGGCTCGTGGCCTTCACATGATTCAACGTCCCGCATCGGGAACATTTGATCTGGAGCTCTGTAAACCCACCCGTACGGGCGAGAAGTCTTTTGCAGTTACCACACCTGAAATCTTTCAACATCTGCAAATTCCTTTTGCTGAATTACCCGTCCATTGGGCAATAAAAAGCCCGGCGCTTGACCGGGCTCTGTAATGTAACTTGCTCTCGCTGAATTCTACTTCGCGCCGCCGTTGTCGCGATCAGTCTGAGCATCTTGGTCAGATCCAGGGTTGCCAGGTGGAGGATTCCAATCCTCTGGCTTCTCACCGCCACCCTGCTTGGGATCCGACTCAGCTTGCTCAAGACCAGAGTCATGACCCTCGCCCGTCTCGGGCATATCCTCTTTTGGTCCAGGATATGGCGCTGCAGGACCGTTATTGTCATCCACCATAAATCACCTCCTGTCTGTAGCGCGGGGTTGCGCATATAACTGGGAGGGACTGACTAGACAGAAAGTGCTTCTGCCTCGACGAGCGGACGAAAAAAAGCCCCGTGCAGTGACGAGGCTTTCTATTGTCAATCCCTAACGCGCAAGATCGACAGGATGGGTAAATACTCTCTCACTTTCTCACTCAATGCAATGGCTATTTACTATGCCGCGCAAGTTTCTATCAACCCCTCGGCATCGAGCAGCTCTTGAGCGGAAGTCAGCGCCTCATTCACCTGGTCATCCAGCGTCTTGCGTATCGACGAGCGCCACCGATATCGGGTCGACTCTGGCTTTCCGTCATTGTCCCAATTGGTGATGTCGTACCATGCCGCTGGCAGCACCGCGGCGGAGCGTTTGCCGTCGGCGCCTGCTACCTGCGGAATGGCCCAGGTCAGCACCGCGCATTCCCGGAAGCGCTTCGGCGCCGGTGTCTTCACCGAGTTCAGCAATTCCAGGATGGCGCCATGCTTGCGCTCCTGGTGCGTCGAGTACTTCGCCACCAGTGCCCGCCAATGTGCAGGGCTGAGCGCCTTGTGTAGCCGACCGAATACCCAGCAGTCCTGGAGAAACGCCGCTTCCTTGCCGACGATCTCCCCCTTCTGCTTGGCGCACTGCACCTTGGGTTCAAAGTCGCAGCCGCCGGCGGAACTGATGGTCTCGGCCGCAAGGGCGCGAACTACTGCTGAAACAACGTTGCGATAGGTCATGCGGCTTCCCCTTTTTTCAGCTCTCTGGTCTTTGCCCGGTATTTGGCGGTCATCGCCTTGATATTTGTCATGCACGGATCCTTCCGTTGTGGGTGATCTTGGCTGCGAACAAAGCATCGAAGTCAGACTTGCCTGCCCTCTTCCTCGCCCTGATGGTCGACCCGCTGACCAGGACACGAGGATCACGCGCCCATTGTTCTGCGGTAAGCCGCCTCCCTTCGTACTCGACCAATTCAAGGCCGCTGCGAAGCGCATGGCTTTCAGGGGTGAAGCCGCGCTTCACATTGCAGCCACGGCAGAGAATCCGGAGATTGGTGCGAGCGTTGTTCTGACGGTTTCCGTCTATGTGATCGACGTGACAGGTTAGCCAGGTCTCATGCTTCCCGCATAATTCGCAATCCCGGCCGCCCGGACCGACCTCGGCCCACATGACATGGCGATGCTCGAAGACATAGCCACCCTTGTCCGCAAGCGGGTGACCAGGCTCGTAAACACGCACATAGCCGTTTGGCGTTATCACCCGCTGCTGACGGCTTGTAGGAAGCTTATCGGTCGTCCCGTTTCGCATCACCCGGAAGTAATGCATCTGGCAAAGCTGTGCGGCCTGGTACATGGCGCTACGGCCACAATCTTCTACGCGGCATTGCATTGGATTCGAGCCTCCAGGCGTTTCGCCTTCTTTGTGAACACCGCCTTCAAGCGCTTCAAGTAAGGGATTTCATGGCGGACCAGTTCCTGATTGCACTCCAGCCACTCAACCTTTTCCGCGCCGATCTTCTCGACCAGGCGGGGCCGGTAAACCATGATGTTTCCGCTCAGATGGGCGTTGCACTGCGAGCAAGACTTGTTCATGTTCCAGAGGTTGAAGCGGAGATGTGCGGCGGCACCGACGCTGCGGAAGTGCGAGCAGTGCCATTGCCCGCCCCAGCTCGCCGGCTTGTCGCAGCTGATGCACCCCAGATGAGCATCACGCAACCGCACGTATCGGTTGATGACTGTCTGGGCCTCTTTGGCATGATCAGCCCGAGTCTTGAGCGCTTCCTTTCGGACCTTGATCTCCCGGCGACCAACATCCGCCAGGGCCTTCTTGGCGCTCGCCTGGCCCTTCTCCGACTTGCCGTAGGCGATGGCGCACTCGATCTCGCCGCACACCGCCTGCGAGCCGCGGGCAGGCATGAACATCACTCGGCACTCAGGGCAGCGTTTGCGGCGTGGCCTACCGGACGTGAGCGGGGTTTTGCGTTGTAATGGGGTGCGCCTCATGCGGCCTCCTTGAATGCTTCGAACTCTGCCATTTCGGTCAGGCGCTCTTCCGTGAGCGTCGGCCAGTCATGCAGCACCAGGTACACGCAGCACTGGCGCCAGAAGTCTTGGAATGTCTCCTCCCCCATCGAATCGTAGGAAAGGCTGCGGGGTGTCTTGCGGGTGAGCTGGCCCAGGCCGGGAATGTCGAACAGTTCCTCGTCGCAGTACACGCCAGATTCCAATTGCAGCGCCTTGATAGCGTCGTGGGACTGCTTTCCGGAGAACCGGTCGATGTTCTGACTCAACACTCGGCCCAGTCCGTGAACCAAGCCATTGAACCGTGGATTACGTGGCTGCTTGAGGTCGGCACGGATCTTCGCGTTCATCTTGAATTCACGCTCGCGCAGGATCGACCGGTCAGCATCGGAGGACGGCACGAACGCTGCCACCTCCTTGCCCGTGGCTGGATCGACCAGGCGGCGCAGCACCAGGTACACAGGCATTGGGCGGGGCTTGGCTGGCTTGCTCATTGCGCCGCCCTCTTCTCGTCGAGTTCGCGGGCTTGCTTTATCAGCAGCGCCCGGCGTTCCGCCAGCTCATTGGCCGCCTCAATCCGAATTTCGGTTTTTCGTTCGGCGCTGGCCTTGCGCATCTCCAGCATCGAGTTTTTGACCAGCTCCAGCTTCTGGCGCAGCACTGGCGCAGCCTGGGTGACGGCGCCGGTGAGCAAACCGGCAATGGCGCGGCCATCCTCGGTAACTGGAACAATGCTCAGATCAGCCAAGTACTTCTGGCCGTGCTCTTGGGGAATGCGCTTTAGCTCCACAGCCTTGGTGACGGCCTGGACGCGACGGTTGGAGTCGAAGCCCACGGACACGTGCCAGTTGACCTGTTTCGCATCCTCGCGGGCCTGGCCCACGAACCTTTGGTAGGCGTCGATGAACGCCATGCGCGCACCGATTTTGTCGCCGCCATCCAAGATGGGTTTCGCGACTGCTAGTGCCAGTTGGATTTCATCGGTCAGCACCACGGTTTCAAACTCGTCGTTGGTGGTCATAGCGATGGCCCAGGCCTCGTCCTTGCCTGGACGGCCGTCGGAGGACTGGACGCGTTGCAGGATGTCAGCCATTGCCAGCTTGCCCTTCACCTCGAAGCGGCAGGCCTTCAACGCGGCTTTGACGACGGGTACCGGGTAGGCGCAGAGGTCTTCGGCCATCATCGCGGCAGTGCCTGGGTTCATTTCCTGGCCCATGGCTTCGGCGGTTGCGCAGATGGCAGCGGCCAGCCCGGCCACCTGCTGGTCGCTCATTTCAGAGGTATTCATTGCGGTCACCTGCTTGGCGTTTGGCCAGAACCATCTGGGCGGCCTGTTCTGCTGCGGAGTGGTTCGCCTCTGTCCGCTCCATCTGGCGGGCGGTTGTGCCGTTAACGCGTTGTCCGGTTACCCACTGGGTGTGGTAGCTCTCGGCGTTGGCCAGGAGCTCGTTGAGGCTGTGGCACTTGCGAAGAACAGCTGCATCGCTGGTTTTCAGGAAGTGAGCGGCGACGTGGTGGGCGACGTCGGCACCGAGGCGGTCGACCAGTTGGCCGAGTTGGCCGCCGACCTTGGCATTCCACACCGGCCAGGCGCTGTAGCGCTTGCGGTAAGCCATGGCGTAGTTCGCCCAGACTTTGAAGGTCTTACAGGTCTGGTCTTTGGGGCCGGGCATGTCGGCGGGGATCTCAACCCGAGGAGTGTCGGTGCGATCCACCACCAGCACCAAGCCGCGGGACTGAGCCGGCTTGCCGGTGGCGTCCTGCACGTCCTGACTGGTGTCCTGATTGGTACCCTGATGATTGGTATCCTGATTTATCGGAGATTTATCCGACCCTTGCCCGGATTTTTTTCCGACCTTGCTCGGAGATTTATCCGAGGTAGATCGGATTTTTTTCCGACCCTTATTGTTTGGTGGGGTCGGATATTTTTCCGACCCGTCGAGCTTCTGGTTCCACTCGATCGCTTTCTCTGTGAGGCGAAAAAGCGTGATGTTCGAAGTGCTGGAAAGCTCAATCAAACCGGCCTCTTCCAGGGCCTTCAGCATGCGGTAAGCGGTGTCTGGCTTGCCAGTGAGCAGCGGTAGCTCCTCAGTGATCTTAGCCTTGCTCAGCGCGAAGAAGATCCCGTCATCAGTCTTGATTGGCTTGGCCCAGCTCGGGCAGCCGTAGACGAACGCGAACAGCAGGGCCTGCTGAGAATTCAGCCCCCACTCCAACGCCTTCACCTGGTTAATCGTGACGGTGTATTGCATGTCAGGCCTTCCCGACCTTAGCGGCCAATTCAAGGAAGCGATCCGCGTACCAGTGAGGCTGCGTCTCGCGGGGGCATTGAGGGCTGGTGAGGTTCTTCCCGTAGGCCATGCCCTTCTGCGTCACGGACCAGAAGTCGACAGTCTCTTGTTTGGAGTTTTTGCGCTGCAGAACCTTGAGGAAGCCATGGGCCTCAAGCGCAAGGTTGAAGGCACGGGCCGTGCTGGCAATGGCGTGATCTTTGATTAGGGCGGTGATTGCCTTGGTAGGCATCGAAGAACCGCCAGCGGCATCAGGGGCGGCGTCAACGGCATAGCCTGGGAGGAACTTGGCATCCAGGCCGTTGTTGGCGGCGATCTGCGCAAGCATCATCATTTTGCTGGAGGGTGCGGGCTTCAGCAGTCGGTCGAAGCATTCCAGAATGGCGAGTTCGCCAATGACCTTGGAGTTGTTCGTCTCCTGGGCGGTGTAAGAACCGGTCTTTCGAATAGTCGGTAGCACCTGGCCCACCACCCATTCTTCGAACTGCTCTGCAGCCGGAAGCTTGGACTTCATCACCAGACGGTAGAGATCGCGCTCAGGGATGATTTGCACTGCGCGGACCTGACCTCCCATTTTGGTATGGCAGGTACTGACCGCTTTGCAGTGGACATTGATCGCCTTCGACGTGTTGGAGTAGCCCAGGGCTTCGGCGATGTCCTTGGCGATGAACCATGGCTCCCCGTGACCGTCGTCAATTACGCGAACGGGAAAGCCGTGGAAGTCGAAGGGTGTCACTGGTTTAATCCGCGCCACGTTTTCAGATTGCGAAAAACGTGGCGCGAGATTGCTGGAAGTATTGACGGGGATGGATTGTGTATTCATTATTGCCTCGCTGAAGTAGCAATGAGCCAGGCCACGAACCTGGCTTTTTTGTGCCTGCGATTTATGCGCGGGCTTTGTGCAACTCAATTACCGCCCCGATAGCCTCGAGGCTCGCCGACATGTATTTGGCGTGCAGGGCGCGGATCTTCTTTGCTTCGTTCGAGTCGATCTCGCCGTCTTCCAGGGCTGAAGCCACCATCTGGTCAAGAGCGCCACGCTGAGCGGATGCAGCCAGCGAGCGCTGGTACAGATCGACGTTGTCCAACTCCCGCGCTTCCGGGATCTTCACGAACACACCGCCGTACATCGCGCAGATGTAGTCCGGCAGGTGCTCGGTCTTCGTTTCGCTTTCCAGCACGAATATCTCGGTATCGCTCAAGGGCTTGCACCCGGCGGTTTCGTAAATCTGGTTTTCCAGCCGCTTGTCCTTGATGCCAAGGCGAGCAGCTGCGCAATCCATCCCACCAGGGAAAGCGTTGGACACGGCCGCCATTACTTGGCGGCGGGTCTCTAGTACGGGCGTTTTCATGTCCTAGTTTTTCCTTGGGTCGGTTACGGTCAAGATGGCTTCAATGGATCGGCGGACAGGGATGTCGCTTAGCTAGCTTGCTTCCAGTGGATTTCTGGTAAGCATTCCTGACGCGTCACCTTCCCGCCTGTTGCGTGTTCAATATCAATGGCGCGCTCGGCGGTAATCGACCGGTCACCAGAGATGAGCCGAGACAGGTAGCTCGCTGGGATGCCAAGGCTCAAAGCGAGGCGTTTTCTTCCGCCGCGCGGAAGCTGCTTTGCGTACGTGGGGAAGTCCATATGGATTTACCTTCTGGTTCATTTATGCACGAATTTACCATAAATGTTTACCAAGTAAAGGTAATTTCCCTGAAGGGAAATAAAGGTTTTAATTGAGGGATGGAAATCAAAGACATACGCAGAGCCCGAGTACGCCAGATCATTGATCGCGACTTCGGGGGTAAAGACGCTGACTTCGCCGCTAAGGTTGACAAACAGCCGTCTTACATTTCGCGCCTGTTTACGGACAAGGCCGAACACCTGAGAAATATCGGGGAGAAGATGGCGCGCGACTTCGAGCAGAAGTGCGGGCTTGAGCTCGGATCTCTGGATCGGCCTTTGAGCGAAGCTGAATTATCTTCAGGCACCGTTTCAGATGCAGCGCAGCCGCGGATCCAGGTAGATGTACCCCTGAAGCAGATCAGCGTCTGGGACGATCAAACACCAGTTAACGATGACGAGGTCTGCGTTCCCTTTCTGAGGGAGGTAGAGCTGGCCGCCGGCTCCGGGCGATTCTCCATCGAAGAGCACGACGCAGAGTTTTTGCGATTCGGCAAAAAAAGCCTGCGCGAGAACGGGGTTCAGTTCAGCAACGCTAAGTGCGTGACCGTTCGCGGCAACAGCATGATCCCAGTTCTCCGGGACGGCGCAACCGTTGGAGTCAATACCGGAAAAACCGGGCTTGGCGACATTGCTGATGGCGATCTTTACGCCATCAACCACAATGGCCAGCTGCGAGTTAAGCAGCTGTACCGTTTGCCGTCGGGTATTCGTCTGCGAAGCTTCAATCGTGATGAGCACCCCGATGAGGATTACACCTTCCAGCAGATGCAGGATGAGCAGATCGGCATCCTGGGGCATGTTTTCTGGTGGGGAATGTACGCCCGCTAGGGGCAACCCTATCGCCGTGGTCGTGCAGGCGGTGTAGAAGCTTTATTGAATGATGGCCGCTGCGGAAGCGCACAGGCTTAGCGGCCGCAAAAAAACCGGACATGTACCGTGCGTCAAACATGGAAGAATAAGAATGCCTGATAGCGTTACAGCGATTGAAATCGTCCGGCAGAGTCATCAGGGATACTCTATAAAGCCTTTCATCGTACGCGGGGATGACGGCCTTCCATACTTCGTGAAAGGCCTCGACAAGGCTGGCGGATTTGCGCTGATCTCAGAGGCAATTGGTGCTGAGCTTGGCAGGGCACTAAATCTACCAATACCTCCTTGGCGTTTAATGCATATTCCGCAGGACCTCATAGCATTCAGTGCAATCCCGAACGTCGGAGATCTTGGTGGAGGGCTGGCATTTGCCTCTCTCGCAGTAGAAAACGCTTCTGACTTCAATCTCAGCAATATCAATCGAACCCCAGTAGACCTCCGAAGACGAATTCTTTTATTTGATTGGTGGATCCGTAACGAGGATCGGTGCCTTGGGGATCGCGGCGGGAACGTGAACCTGATCCTGGACTCCAATGGGGAGGTCGCTGTCATCGATCACAATCTTGCGTTTGACAGAACGTTTGACTGCAATGCATTTATGGAGGGGCACGTTTTTCGAGAGTGTCGGTCATTCTTCAGGGATCTGGTCGTTCGTCAGGACTACGAGCAAATGCTTGGCGAGGCTATGAAGAACTGGGGTACGATCACGACCCTTTTGCCTGACGATTGGTTGTATCGAGATCACGACCACATCGACGAAACAGAGCCCACACTGGCGGAAAGGCTGCAAATGCTGGAAGTGTTCAAGGAAGAGCGGTTCTGGGGAGCGCTATGAAGTACATATGCAACTATTCAATTCTGAGGTTTTTGCCTTACCCTGAAACAGGCGAGTTCGTTAATATTGGAATCGTATTGATTGCCAATAATGGGGACTTTCGCTTCAAAATTGAGAAGAAAAGGCAGCGAATCACAAATTTTTTCCCCAGCCTCGATGCAAAAATATTCCTCAGGGCTCGCAAGGAAATTGATGTAGAACTGGCGCGCCTCAGTGGCTTCCTTACCGTGAATCGTGAAGACGTCTCGCTGCTCCTCTCGACGTTCAAGCACCTGATTCACCCTCGTGAAACCATGATGCGGTTTAGCGATCCCGGCACGATGGCTACAGATAACGCGGACCAAGCGCTAGCCACTCTATTCGACCATTACGTGAACCACAGTTTTGCGACAAAGGAATATCAGGAAACGGTTTTAGAGCGACAGCTTGGAAAGCTGCTCGCAGCCTCGAACTTAAAACAGCGCTACAGCGAGCAGAAATTGGGCAATGCTGATTACCCAGTAAAATTTCCGTTCGTGCTGATGAGTGGCGCTGAGCCTGTACAAGCCCTAAAGCCTATCCATCTGGGGCACGATGAGTCATCTAAAATCATTGAGCATGGCGACGCCTGGATTTCGAAGATACGACGCTTAAATGCAGCAGGGCAGCTCGCAAAAGACACCCTCTTCATTGCGGGACCTCCCGAGGACGGCAAGCCAAAGCTACTTAAGGCGTATCGCGAAATCGCTGAAGAGCTTAAGACTTTTCCGGGTATACGCGTCACCAGCTCGGCGGAGGGCAAGTCAGCAATACTTGACCAAATCAAGCAAGGCATTCCAGACACTCTTCACTGATAACTTAAGCCCGGCCCCGCGCCGGGCTTCTCGTATCTGCCATCTTTATTCATGTGTCTACTATTTGCTCGATTCCGCTGGCTCTTGGAAACGCAGCACGAATCCGTTTAGGGCCTTCTTGCGCGCTAGGTCATCCATCTGAGCATTGGCCTCAGCCCGCGTGGAGAATGGCCCTACAAAAACACGACTTTTTCCATCTCGCCTTGTTGTGTAGGGTTTCCAGCCGGAGCCCGCAAGATCTCTACTGATCGCCTCCGCCTTATCCTCGCTGCTGACAGACGCTAATTGAACGGACCATCTGACCCCTGGGATTTCGACCGCAGGCTGCGGGGCCCTGATTTCAGCTTTTGCTTCCGTCGCGGCCGTTGCATAGCCGCATACGCTCCCTGCGAACCGATCCGTCATATCTGGATCGATTATCACGTCAAACCCACCAGGTCTTTTCATGGCAAGAAATTGGGCAAATCCGGAATAAGCCCCGAAAGTATTTTTCCCATTCACCTCGCCGCAGACGGCCACGTCTGAAACTTGCCGCTCATTTCTAAATTTTGCAGAGTCAGGATCTTTTAGGTGGCTAGCGACTGACGTACGAGCTCGGTCTATATCTCCGCCACATCCGGTTACCGCTAGCGCTAGGGCCGTAATTGCTAAACCGCGCATTCCAATCTCCTTGGTCCAATCGGCCCAGTGTACCAGTTGCTCCACTGTCATTCAGGAAACCGAAGCCGGCTCGCAGCCGGGTTCTGAGCCAATGGAAGAATTTTCACTTGCCAATGTACGACGACCGAAATACTGTTTATTCATACAGTACTCGCAAGGAGCGAAGCATGAACCAATCCCCCTACTCCACTGGCAAGCCGAGAAACTCATATGAACTTGTCGGTCACCGACTCCAGCGAATCATCGCCTCACCGAATGTGCAGGAGATCCAAGCAGTTGAGGTGTTCAGATTGGATGACGAAAGCCCAGAGGCGTGGCGACAGGTGATCCAAGACATTGGCGACACCGCAGGTATCCGCATCGACCATTTGGATTCCGGCGCCGTCAGAATCGAGTGGCGAAAATACAGCGACATGTAAATGAGCCCGCTCTTAAGCGGGCTTTTTTACGCCCTTAGAAAAACCAATACACATCATAGATTTACCTTGAACCCTAGAATTGTTTACCAATTTATTTACCAATATGCATTGACAGGTAATTTCCAAATGGTAAATTTACCTCAAGCCAGCAACGAACTCCGCCGGCCAGCAGCGAAAGCTGCACCGTTCTTTAGCGACACCCCTTGCCGGATCACCACCGGCCCAGATTCAAAGGCAGCGATGAACCGGCCTAAACGGTTCAGAGGGTTGGCAACTGACCCGGGCGTGCAGCGTAAAGCGCCAAGAACAGTTATCCAGCGGGAGAACACGCCGAAAGGCCCGCGGCTGGAAAAACATTTGATTCAAGCCGGTGACTGACGCCAGTAGCGGGTCACGGCGAACAGATTTCCTCGATGACCTTGGCGACAGGGTCATCCGGAAAATCAACCCGGAGACAGCAGCATGCAAATCAATCAGCAGAGAACGGTGCAGGTGGATGTGACTGAGCTGCACCTGCACATCAAGGTCCGCGACGGGTTCGCTGCTGGCCTGAAAGACGCCCAGGGCGAAGAGGTCGGCAGCTATGAAGGCTATGTGCCGGACTTCTTCCCTGGGCAGCACTACGGCGACTACCTGATCCTGAACATCGATCTGGAGACAGGCCAGATCAAGAACTGGCAGAAGCCGGCTGCCGCCGACATCGAAAAGATGATCGAGGCGGACGAAGACGACTGACAGACCTTTTCACTGATGCCCATCCAGATCGGTGGGCATCTTCACCCATAACCATCTCTATTACGTCAGCACTCCTCCCCCGCGCCCATCGGCAACCAGCGGGAGGCATGAGTGTTGACGAATACAGGTGAACAACCCGCCACTTTGGAGGCGACCATGAACGCAGCATTGAAGATATGCCAGGAGCGTTACGACGCTCAGTTGCCGCCTCCAGTGAGCGAGTCGGCGGTGGAGATTGCCCGCAATGAGTGGCTGTACAACGCCACAGAGCAACTGGTGCGGTTCGGCCAGGACGTGAAGGTGCAGCGGCGCCTGCGCAGGCCTCAGGCCGTCACGGTCGCACAACTGGCACTGGCGGCTGATGAACTGGCGAACAACCGGCAGGCGGGCTGCGAGGTCGGCACACCGGCACTTGGCTGGATGCTGATCGCCAACAACTGCGGTCGAGCCGACAAAGACGCCGCCGCCGAACTGCTGGGGCGAAGCGACCATCCCTTCGGCAAGCTTGGCGAAATTGCAGAGGCCCTACTTCGGCCCCTCGCTGACGATGCACTGGCCGCCCAGGCCGAGGACGACGAACTATGAACACGCCAACCGCCCTCGCCCGCCTGGGCCTGGAAATCGCCAAGATGAAGAAGTCGTGCACACCGGTACCGGACCGCACCTTCGTCATGGGCATGATCGAAATGGCCGAGTTCGCCGATCTGGTCGACTCCCCTACCGCCAACCGTTACCGCGATGCGCTGGACGCCAAGTTCGTTGAGCGCAATACGCAGCTCAAGGAGGCTGTCGCATGACCGCGCCAATTTTGAAATCGCTGATCGACGAGCAAATCGAAGAGCTGCCCGCCGACCGCATGATCCTGGCCTTCACTCATACCAAGTGGCTGGGCGCCCTATCGCTGGCTCATGACGCGGGAATCCCGAACGTTCACGCCTGGAGTGGTCGGGCCTGCATGTGTGGCGAGTGGACTGTCGCTTACGAGGTTAAAGCGTGAGCGGTGAAGGCGCGAAGAAGCGTCAACAGGCAGCCGCCAAGCGATGCGCAGCACTGCGACAGCAGGGGTGCACGCTTGGCGAAATTGCGGAAATTACCGGAACCGACCGGGATAAGGTGGCGGCGCGCATCAAGCTCGGCGAGCGATTGCTCAGCGTGGAGTGCAAGCCATGACAACCCACCAGCGCACCCGTCGCCTACTCATCTGGCGCGGCTCTTTCCCTGCCCTAGCCCTCTTCACCTTCCTGATGCTGCTCGGCGCTCTCGCTGATCGAATCACCTCTTAAACACTTACGGCGCCCCTCTCCGGTGGCGCGGAGAGCAATCATGTCTGACAAGAACATGAAGATTTGGGAGCTCGTCGATAAGACGGACACCCGCTACACGAAAGACGCCAAAGTCGGCGGGCAGCAGATCACCAGCCTGAATGGTACGGCGATGATCATGAAGGCCACCGAAGTGTTCGGTCCGGCAGGCATCGGTTTCGGCTGGAAAGTGCTGGAAGAGCGTTTCGACCCTGGCGTCGAGGTGTTCATCGGTGAAGGTGAAAAGCGATCTAGCCTGGGCTTTACCAGTAACCACACTGTGCGTATCGCCTTCTGGTTCATGCTCGACGGCCAGCGCGGCGAAATCGAATCGTATGGCTGCACAAGCTACATCTACAAGGCGTCGTACGGGATGCTCACAGACGGTGAGGCCCCAAAGAAAAGCCTCACAGACGCCATCAAGAAGGCTTTGAGCTCGCTCGGGTTCAGCGCCGACGTGTTCCTGGGGATGTTCGACGACAAGGACTACGTCAACGCTCTGGCTGATGAGCAAGCGATCGAGCAGGCCGAAGACAAGGTCGCCGAGGAAGAGCGCCAAAAACAGGAGCGCCTGGACTACATCGCGTCCGTCATTGAATCCTTGAAGACCGCCAAAACGCCCAAGGAACTCAAGGCGTTCCATGACGTTGCCGTGCGCCGCCTGACGCTGCGCAGCGACACGAAAGCCGTCACCCGGATCGTGCGTGAGTACGACGAGCAGAAATCCCGCCTTGATCAGGAGTCAGCAGCATGACCACGCTCTACACCATTGCCGAGCAGTTCAAAGAGCTGGCCGCCCTGGCCGAGACCGCCGACGAAGACCTGGCCGTCGCCCTGCGCGACACCATGGAAGGGATCGAGGGCGAGTTTCAGGAAAAGGGCAAGGCCATCGCCATGATCACCCTGAACATCGACGGCGACCTTGAGGCCATCCAGTCGCAGATTGATCGGCTCACCGAGCGCAAGCGGGTCATCAATAACCGCAAGGAAAGCCTCAAGGAGTACCTGCGCAGCAACATGGATGCTGCCGGGATCACCAAGATCACCCACCCCCTGTTCACCATCACCTGCGGCAAGGGCAAGCCCATCGTGGTCATCGACGATGAAAAGGCCATCCCTGACGACTTCGTCAACGTCAAAGTAACCAGTGCGCCGGACAAGGCGGCCATCGCCAAGGCCTTGAAGGATGGACAGGAGGTCCCTGGCGCCCACTCCGAGATCGGCAAAAGCTCGATCAGCATCAAGTGAGGTCAGCATGATCAGCATCCTACAGAACGAAGTAGAGCGCCTTAGGCCGGCATCGAACGAACTGGCCGCCGCGGTTGAGAAGTTCCTGGCGGCGGGCGGGCAGATCGAAGAAGGCCCGTCCAGCGGCTACGTACCCAAGCCAATCACCTAAAAAACTCAGATGCCGCCAGCGCCAAAACCGTTCGTTCGGCGCAGGGTTGAAGCGGCTCCCCTGCCCCTGGACAGGGAAGATGTTCGGGAGCAGGCCAGGCTAAAGCTAGTGGAGCACATGCGCCAACTGAGCGCCACGCACACCCAAACAGAGGCCGCCGCCGCCCTGGGCATCAGTCGCCGCAACGTCTACAAGCACGCCACCATGAACGACATCACGTTCAAGAAGCCGGAACGAGGCGGTGCGAACAACAACTACCGCCGAGACCAAATGGGCGAGCGCGACGCGAAGTACGCCGAGCGCATCCGTGCATTCCTGGAGCTTGGAATCACACGGCGCCAGTGCTGCGGAAAGCTCGCCATCAACAATAAAGCCTTTGAGCGGATCATCGCGGCCCACGGCATCGACTATCCAAAGGCTCGGCGCGGAAGCACCTCATGCGCCGCATAGCCCGCACCCAGCAACGCAAACGTCAAACCTGGCTCGCACTGCCGGCCAGCGGAATAGAAGAGGTAGGCCATGGCAGCAGTACCGCAGAAAGAACGCTCGGCCAAGTCTGCCAGGAAGCGCGTGGCACTTGCCGAAGAGGAATTGAGGCTCAGGGTTCGCCCCGGCACGCGCCAGGCCCTGGAAGACCTGATGGAGTGGTCAGGCATTGCTGAGCAGGGAGAGGCGATGACGTTGATGATTCATCACCTGCACGCGATGGGCTCCGCGAAGTGCCGGCCGCTGCTGAATCCGCCACGCCACGAATTCGAGATATCCGAAAACGTGGCGCGGGAATTTCGCAATAAAAGCCTTCTCGCCATTCAGAAAGACCCGGGCGACGAGATCATTGAACCAGTTTGATCAGGATGTTTTGGAAACGTTAATGCTTCGCCCGAAAGGTGGATAGACCGACATGCTGTCATTCACCTCATAGGAAGCAACAACCTCTCCAGCGCTGTTCAATTCGTCATACCAATAGATATCAATATCCCGACCTTTACGCGAACCCTTTGCCTCCATTCCCTTATCAACGAGCGTGTGCCCCTCAGGGATTGGGATTTTCTTGAAGTGCTCTTCCATCTTCGTCTCTCCTTAACGCAGTTGATGAAGTACAGACTAATACCCCACCTTAAATCAAATTGCCACCACCGGACACCGGAGGGCGGCGCCTGACTGGAGATAATCCATGGCGAAAATTCCAAAGGAAGCCGCCAAGCGACACAACCAGGCGCTCGACCTGGTGAAGAGTGATAAACGCCTCAGTCTCGATGATCGCATGTTCATCCTCGAAAACTTTCATGAGGGCGCCACGAACATGAATGGCCTGGCCGGAGCCTTCTTTACCCCAGAGGGTTTGGCTCGCGATCTTTCAATTGAGGTGGCCGAGTGCGATTCGATTATCGATTTGTGCGCCGGGATCGGCCGTCTTTCGTTCGCTTGTATGCACAGCGCCAAGCGTATCGTCTGCGTTGAGCAGAACCCCGAATATGCAGAGGTCGGCAAGCGTGTCATGCCTGAGGCGGAGTGGATCGTATCCGATGTATTCAGCATCGGTGATGTTGGCCGGTTCTCTTGGGCTATTTCCAACCCTCCGTTCGGAGCCATCAAGACAGGATCTGTATTTGAGGGCTCCTACAGTGGTGCCAAATTCGAATACAAGGTGATCGAGTTGGCGAGCCGAATCGCAGACTGGGGCACTTTCATTGTCCCGCAGACATCGGCTCCATTCCGGTACTCGGGCCGCCAGACCTACAGCGTAGAAATAGACAAGGAGTGCCGAAAGTTCATTGAACATACCGGCATTGAGCTAGGAATGAACTGCGGTATCGACACCTCGACCTACTTGGACGAGTGGAAAGGCGTGAGTCCGATGTGCGAAATCGTGATCTGCGAGTTTGGCAAGGATAAAGAACTGGAAGCTGCGGACCCTGTCAGTACCGAATCGCAGCTGAGCCTTTTCGACGCAGCCTGATCCGGCTCCATGCCGGTCACCCGTAATACCCCAACCCAAACCAAATTGCCACCACCGGACTCCGGAGGGCGGCGCTTACCCGGAGTAACTCCATGACCAAGCAAGCACAGCAAACAGTCCTCGCCGCTGAACTCCCTGAGCGCGGCCAACCTCTGGCCGGCGGCGTGTTCGTAACCCGCTACTGGCTCAACGGCGTAGAGCGCGCCCTGATTCTGCTGCCTGACGAACTCAGCGGCCCATGGGGCGAGTACGGCGTCGAGATCAAAGGCGCAGGCAGTTACAGCGACGGCGAAGCCAACACCCGCGCTATGGCCGAGGCCGGCAGTGTGATCGCCGTGAAGGCCCTGGAGTTGGATGGCTTCATCCCGTCGTGCCTTGAGGGCCAACTGCTGATGGCGGCCAAGGCCGAGGGCCTGGTGGTGCTTAACGAAGAGCGCTTCCACTGGCTGAGTTCGCAGCGCTCCGCCGACTACGCCTACGGCATGGACTTTGGAGATGGCTGGCTCGACTTCGACGACAAGTTCCTCGAGCGGCTCGCGCGCCCTGTCCGCAGCCTCCCTATTCAGTAATTCATTCCTTCATTCGTTTTTCGCAGGTGATTCCCGGGAGCGCCAGGACGGCGCTCAGACCAGAAGCTCGTCGGGAAGCGCCGGCTACCTGCACCCTTATCTCGCTCACAGGAGCATCCCATGCACGCAAATCAACTGACCACGTATACCCAAGGCGATTTGGTTATCAGCAGTCCGGACCAATCGATGGTGCTCAAGCTCGCAACGCTCGCCCTTGCCACTGAGCCCGCAGTCACCGAAAGCCATATCCCTGCCATCGGCCAATACTGGCCCGGTGAAGGCGGCGTGAACGGGGGCCTATTCCCTGGCGGCGACAAACCCTACTACTTGATCGTGCCGACTGGCAGCGATGCTGAGGCGGCCCATGAGTGGGGCGGCTACGGCCAGGAACTCGACGGTGCCAAATCCCCATGGGATGGGCAGGAGAACACCGCATACCTGGCAAGTAGCAACCGGGAGCATGACCACCCTGCCGCCCAGTTTTGCGCCGCATTCGAGCGCGACGGGCATAAGGACTTCTACCTGATGGCGCGTCGTGAGGCGTCCTTCCTCGAAATCACCGTGCCAGATGTGTTCACGCAGTCTTATCACTGGACCAGCTCGCAGCGCTCCGCCTACGGCGCCTACCTCATGGGCTTTGGAGATGGCTGGCTCAGCTTCAGCGGCGTCAAGGGCAACGAGCGGCTCGCGCGCCCTGTCCGCAGAAAGTTTATTTGATCATTCAATTCTTCATTCATGGGTGCGATAGCACCCTCGCTTTTCAGGGAGGCCAGGGATGGCGCTGCATACGGATTTGGAAATCCACAAGGTGGCCGAGGAGTTGCTCGGCCTTTCGCTTGACCTGGTGCGCAATATCCCGCGCGACCTGAAACAGGTTGTCGGGGCAAAGATCCGGGACGAGTGCTTGCAGGTCCTGGTGCTGATCGGTCGGGCCAACATGACCCGGGACAAACTGCCTCAGATCAACCTGCTGCTGGAAAGCATCTGGATGCTCAATTACCTGCTGCGCGCCCTCACCAATCGAGGGTTGATCAGCAAAGGGCAGCACGCCAAGGCAATGATGATGACGGCCTCAGTTGGCCGCCAGGCAAACGCCTGGAAGAAGTCCGCAACCGCGCCCGCTGCTTGAGGGTCAAGGCCCTCTTGCCTGTGCGCAAAATCTGGTCGAGCCGCTGACTTCTGGGTCACCGCCATGCGCACAACAGATACCGCCGGTCTAAAGCGTCCGCGTAGGTCTCGCGCAGTTTCCGAACTGATCGGCAATGCCTTCGGTTTGGCGATGTAGATAGCTCGACAGGTCGCAGCGCTCCGCCAACAACGCCTACAACATGGACTTTGAAGATGGCTGGCTCAACAACAACGACAAGAACAACGAGCGGCTCGCGCGCCCTGTCCGCAGATTTAAGTGTTGCTCCCTTCCAGTTCGAGGATCTCGTCCTGGCTTACTACGACTGCCGGCGCAACAAGCGGAACTCAGCGAGTGCCCGGCTGTTCGAGAAGGACATGGAGATCAACTTGCTGGAACTGTACGACGACCTGATTGCCGGCGCTTACCGGCCAGGCCGATCCATTTGTTTCGTGGTCACCAGGCCGAAAGCCCGCGAAGTCTGGGCGGCAGCCTTTCGGGACCGCGTCGTCCACCACCTCATGTACAACCATGTGGCACCGCGCTTCTACGCCAGCTTCATAGCGGACAGTTGCGCATGCATTCCAGGACGCGGGACGCTGTACGCCGCAACCAGGCTTGAGTCGAAGATCCGCAGCGCCAGCGAGAACTGGTCTAAGCCGATCTTCTACCTGAAGTGCGACCTGGCTAACTTCTTCGTCGCCATCGACAAGGCGGTGCTGCGCAAGCAACTGGAGGCCAGGATCACCGAACCCTGGTGGCTGGCGCTGGCCACGCAGATCCTCATGCACGATCCGCGTGAGGATTACGAGACACGAAGCCCGGCGCACCTGTTCAACAGGGTGCCGCAGCACAAGCGACTGGTAGCCCAGCCCGCGCACCTCGGCCTACCGATCGGCAACCTTTCGTCGCAGTTCTTCGCCAACGTCTACCTCGACGCACTGGACCAGTTCGCCAAGCACCATCTGCGCGCCAAGCACTACATCCGGTATGTCGATGACTTCGTGTTCCTGCATGAGTCGCCGCAGCAGCTCAACCAGTGGCTGGCCGAAGTCGAAGCGTTCCTGCCTAGGCTCGGCGCTAGGCTGAACCCCACCAAGACGATCCTGCAGCCAGTGGATCGAGGTGTCGACTTCGTGGGCCACGTCATCAAGCCCTGGCGGCGAACCACCCGCAAACGATCACTGGCCCAGGCACTGAAGCGCACCGCCGCGGCGCCGGCCGAGGATCTGCGCGAGACGGCCAACAGCTACTTCGGCCTGCTCAGTCAGGCCAGCCACAGCCATACGGACCGGGCAGCACTCGTCCGCGTCGTGCTGAAGCGCGGCAATAGCGTCAACGCCGCGCTGACCAAGACCTTCCAGAAAAAGTAACTCCCCCACTCCACCGCCCGGGCATGGCCCGGCTAGGAAATAACTGTGTCCGAAGTAAAGCGTTTCCGTGCCGATCACCGGCACGTCGTAGAGACAGAATTCGACGATGCGCAATTCGTGGGTGTTGCGGACTTCGACCGGGTAACCGCCGAGCGTGACGCGGCGCTGGGTCGTGAGGCTGAGTGTCAGCGCCAACTCGGTGAGCGGTGGAAAGACATCGACGCTATGAAAACGTCTCTGGAGGCCGTTACATTCAACCTCAGCAAAACTGACAAGGTTGCATTGGCCCTGCAAGCCCTGCTGACCGCAGCGGATGAGCGGGCGGATGTGCTGGAAACCGAGGTCGCACGCCTGAATCGAGTGAAGCTGTCGCTAAAAGAGCTTGCAGATAGCCGCGCTGACAATTGCTCGGTCTACCGACAACACCTGACTGTGGCCCTGGCCCTGGCGGAAAAAGTCAGGGATGCAAGCCTTGGTATGCAGCGGAAATTCCTGGCCGATCTGATCGATCACCTGCACCAAAGCGGCGCCGCACTCAAGCCAGCAGAGGGTGGTGGCGATGAATGATATTTCTAAGCACCTTGATGAAGCTGAAAAGCATCTGGCAATTGCTGTTTCAATGATGCTCAAAGACGCGGGTAGCGCAAAGCGAATGCCTAGCGGTTCAATGTGGGTTGGGTCTTGGGGTGATGTGAGCAAGGCGACCAAGGCAATGCTTAGGGTGCGCGCCTTGGCAGAAAGCTTTCGCTTTATGGAGACGCCGCGCAAAAGAAAGCCCGGTGCGTTTGCAGCACAACCGGGCCAGGTAACACATGACTTGCAGACGGCAGAAACATACCACGAAATCGACCCTGTTTGCTCTGCATGTTTTGTTCGCGGATGCAACGGAGAATGCATGGAAAACCTGTGACTCCCCGCCTACTGCTGGTGCCTGCTGGCACTGGCACAACTGATTTGCTGAAACCTCTGTAACCCCTCCCCCTTCAAAGTCAGCCGCTATAGCGGCAAGGACACCCCATGTTCGCTATGAAACTCACCCTGATACTGCTGGGCGCTTTTCTGTACCTGGTAGGAACACTCGGCTGGTTCTTCTGGGCCGCGCCCGAACTTCTGGCCACCGGCACCACCGAGGCACTGCTCTACGCCTTCGCCGGCACCTGCGCCTGGCTGCTGGTCAGCTTCGGCCTGGCAATCCACATCATCAAGACAGCGCGGCCCACGGTGGGCGTAAGGAAAGAGCCATGAACAGAGCAGAGAACATCGATCGCTTCCTGCGCCTAGATGAAGTGCTTCATACGACCGGCCTGGGGCGGAATACCGTTTATCGTCGGATCAGGGAGGGCACATTCCCAAAACAGGTTAGAATAGGCCCCAACTCGGTCGCCTGGCGCCAGTCGGCAATCGCTGAATGGATGACCTCAATTACGCCCAGCAACGACCAATCAGTACATTGA